TAGCGTTGAAATTCGCTGTCCTCATTGCAACTATGTAGAGCCTTTATGAAAACAGCAATCCTCGTCCTCACCAAAATTGCAGTCGGCCTCATTATTCTTCGCGCTGCCTATCGAGTTGGACTGGTAGCTGGGGTTGTCCCTGTCGCTGGTTGGATTGCTGGAGTAGGAGCGCTTCTCCTCGCACTGGATGATTTGCTCTCGGTGTGGATGGCTTCAAAGGTCGAAAGGGTGAGGCAAGAGCTAAATGATCTGTGTGAGCCGCCAATGTCGGGATACATTTCAGGCAGCTTGAGGCTAGATAACACTCCTGCAACGGAATTTGCTTGCAATCAGGCTCTCGTCGTCTACGCCAAGACAGGGAAGAAACCTCAGCGCATTCCTGACGGTTGCAACGGCTGCAAGCACCTGCACGGCGAAACTTACGGCGGAGAACTGCTTGTTTGCGGAATGCACCCTTACGGTGAGGAGGAGTGCGGTGATTTTGAATCGCGTGATCTCCTCTCCCCTGAGTTCAAGGAGATGGCTCACAGGCTTGGCCTGTCAGAGGAGCAGATTGATCGCGAGGCTTTGAATGCTGCCGATCAACACGCGAATGAAATGATCATTCCTCCTCGATCGATTGATCACCCCTTGCCCGGATGTCTTGAACCACGTCGATTAACTTTCACAGTTAGACAGGACATGGTTGCGACTGGGCAGCTTATTCGCATACGAATATTGCGTATGCGCGATGAGATTGACCCTGCTTACACGATGTTTCGAGTCATCCGAAAGAGCGTAATAATTGCTAATGTTTTCGAGATAGAAGCGATCGAAGTTCTGGAGAACTCATGAGTAGAGCCGAATGGCGCAAAGCTCTCCTAGTTTTGGGCATTGCATTCTCAGTTGTCCTGGTGATTGGAATTGCAAGCACGGTAGTAGGAGTGGCGACAAGATTTCAGTATCCACAGCTTACACAAACCCAGCTATTCCTGAAAGATTGGAAGCTGTACACTTGCAAGGCTGTGTCGATCTTCGCATTACTGGGATTGGCGGGATACTATGTTTGGCTGGACGCAAAACTCACTCGAAGCCGCAGAGGAAAATGAGCCGCACAGAGGGCAACTTTCTATATGCCTTTCATCCTGCTCGCAGCTTTTGAAGTAGCCCCAGTTAATTTTTACGTCCGGCCTGCCGTCTGATTTGATGTTGAGCTTGCAGACTTGAGCGCCCCAAAGCTCACACATCCGCTGAGAGTTCCGCAGTTCTTCGCCATCCGTCTGATAAACACCCTGTAGCCCTCCGGCGTTGCTACCGTTTTTGGGACAGGAGAAGGCGTACTTGAAGGTTCGCAGCGTGTCATAGCCGAGAGAGAGGACTTGCAGCGTGAAATCGCGATCGAGCTTCAGATTCACCTCGTCCCGAAACTTGAGAGACTTGCAGCGCTGAGCATGAATCGCAACACAGCAGTCACAATACCGTTCATCGTATAGGGCTTTTTCTGGCTCCAGGCGAACTGCTGATACTCTAGTCCCGCCTGGGCGATGGTGTTGGAGGAGACGAAGAATTGCTCAGCCCCGACAGCGCCACGTCAAGATCAATCCGCTGCATCTTCCTGACACCTGCTTGAAGAATCCGGTCAGGTCGTCATCCAGCATCCAGAACCACGTCAAGCGTTCTATCGCCGCGACATCAAGTATGAACTGCCGCGCATAGGCCAGCCCCCGATCGTTGTCCGGCAAGATAATTAGATGGCTTTGAGGTAGAACTTTCAGTAATCAAAATACTCTTGAGGCTCAACCACAAACCAAAATTGTTTCTTCTCCCAGTCAGGCAGGGCTTTGAGCGCCTTGAGCGTTTGCGATGACTGCGATCGGTTCTTGCTGGCGACGTAGATCGGGAGCATTAGCGAATTCCTTGAGGATGGAGGCTTTTACCTGATTGGCGCGGTCGATCTCGTGTGCGTCGTAAAGTGTCCCTTTCTGTCGGGAGAGCTTGGCGCGTTCCTGCTCGTAGCGAGCATTCCCGCAACGCAGTAGGTTTTCCCGCAGGTAGAAGACGCTCGTGATCCGCTCGTGCTTGCCCCGGCCTGAGATAGCCGTATTGCCGTGAGCTTCATGGACATCGAACAGAATCACGTCGCGAGATTCCAGCTTGACCGCAACGCGGTACTTGGGGATAACAAGATAGCCGCCGCTGATCTCGCCACCTTGCAGATAGGCCATGCAGCCGAAGCCCTCTTTCAGATCGCCCGCATCGGTATGGACGGCGGTCTGAAAGTTCTTGTTGATAGTCAAGGTGCTAAAGGCAGTATCGTGAATCACCCACTCTGGCGAACAGGCTTCAGCGATGGCTCGCTGTACTCGGTAGCGCTCCGGGCAGTTCGCCGCGAACACTCGATCGACACAGCGGATGAACGGCTGGAGCTTGCGCCATTGTGTCGGGAAGTTGATCAGGAAGGCCGTCTCTCGCGCATAGGGATAGCGAGTGTAGCGGTCGTAGTAGCCGACGATGCCGCTATGCACCTCAAAGTAGCCGTTGGTTTCAGGATCTATAGTCTGAGTTGTTTTGCTCAGCGTCCCGTCCCGCAGGCGACGGCGGACTTTGAACTCGTTGCCCAGTCCGGTCGAGCGGTTCTTGCTGGTCTGAATCCGGGTTTTGTGCAGCGTCATGAAAGCGTTCATGGCGATCGGTGGCGGAACCGCGCCCTTGCAAAGCTGCAAGAGTAGTTCGCCATTGGGTTTGTAAACCCGCGCCGATTCACTTACGAGTAAGTCGTAGTGAGAATCATCGAGCTTTGCCCCTAGTAGAGCTTGCACGGCTTCGTCAGGCAGGGCATGAGTGAGGCGGATTTCTTTCATCGCTGGAACCACATCGCAAATTGCGGGTTTCGTTGGGGACACACCAGATCCAGCCCGCCGTTTTCAAGCGGCTGATATGGTAGACAAGATTGCTTTGCGAGGTGTTAAGCAAGTCCAGTAATTCAGCCAATGTCGGCGGGTAGCCGTACTGAGACAGGCTGGCGTGGACAACAGCGATGATCTGCTGCTGAACGCGCGGCAGGAGTTCTATTGTCCGGGAGGAGTCCGGGTGTCGGGCATAGGAAAATCTAGTAGCTTAATCCTAAGTTTAAGCTACTCGCGGGGAAGAATAGCCCGCTGATAGGCTTCGCGCATGACCGCGAGAATACAGTCGGTCGGGTTGCCTGTGTGATGAAGGGGATTCAGCGCGTCAATCATGTCCATCATCTCAGGATGAGTTTCGTTCGAGAGAAAGAGGTTGAGCATTCGAGTCGAGCTTTCCGGTGGGGCGTCGAAGTCATCCTCGCCTTCGTCCTCAGCATCACTGTTCTCGTCGCTGCCATGATTGAAGATCATCTCGCCGCTTTCAGATAGTTCCTCATAGCGCAACAGAGAAGAGAGATAGTCAGTGTCGAAGCCGATCGGCAAGGCTTCCCCGGCCTCTGCAAGCTCCTCTAGCTGGGTGGAGAACTCCGGCGAAAACAGCTTGGCGATGTCAGCGGCGGAGTAGTCCCCGCCCTGCATCGTTAAAATGTTGTGCGATAAGCCGAAATTTTCCGCCTGCCGCTCTGACAGGGCATCGACGCCGAACTTAACCGGAACCACCCATTCACCCGTCTCGGTGACGCGCCCGATACCTCGTGGGGGTTCTTGGTCTAGCTGGCGCATTCGTACCAGTTTCAGGATCAGCGACTTGGTTCGACCGTTGCCGTAGACGAATCCGCCCTCTCCACCGTTGAGGGTAGAATCCCACTTCGCGCAGTCAGCGTAGCCGTACTCTTCAATGCTCTCGTCAAGCAGTTGCAAATCGTGAAGCTTGAGATTGTTCTCCCAAAGCTGCACATCTAAATCAAAAGCAGATAACGGGACATAGCGAATGTGAAGCACGTCGCCCGTTATCTGCTCTAGTGAAAGCGAATTTTCAAGTAGGGTCACAGCACAGCAGGGTAGAAAACTACTCTGTCAAGCTATCAATCTTTGGCGTTGACGTTGGGGAGTTGCGCGAATATCGTGCAAGTGTCCCGTTGTGTCCTGCTTGATTTCTCCTGCGGCGATCGACCACTGCAAATGTACAGGCAGATTTTCGACAGGCAGCGCTGCTACAATCTTGTGCTGAACATTAGCCAGTAGCACAGCGACCTCAGTCATGGGGACATTCTTGCTCCCGCTGAGGATGCCGTTTAGCACTTTTTCAATTCTTATCAAGCTGTCAAGATCTTCGGGAGAGTTTGTCAACATGGCGCACCGCCGAAATTAGTGCAGAAAATACCCTACGCATCTAGGATTAACCTAGCACTTTCGGCGGTTGTATGCTAGTCCCCTGGATAGATTTCCTGCCAGGAGCCAAAGCAAAAACCGATCGGGGTTCGTCCGATCGGTTTTCAAGTATTACTGCTTTGAGCGTGATTTAATCTAGCTTTGCTCGGACGAAACAATCTTTAGCCTCAAGTAATTTACGCATACCTGTTGATTTTTCGTCTCCGTCTGGAAGAACTTCTTCCATGAGTTGCGCTAAATCTGCAACTGGTTTACTCACTTCTTGCAAGCGCTCAGGAAGATGCTGGTAGGTGAAATACTTGTCAACGTTAGTAGGCATAGATTTGATCTCTGTCCTTACGGTAACTTTCAGAAAAAGTAAGATCGCTCAACTTCAAGCGCTGCTCGTACACCTGTTTACTGTCGGTGCGTTGGTGTCGTGTGCCAGCAGGCAGTTGAAGCAGCGATCTTCACTCAAGCATAGCTCAACAGAATCGCTCTGGCCTTAGCTTGCGAGGCTTCGGTGTTTGGGGTGGAGGCTTCGGCTTTTCCTTGGGGTTGTGCTTCTCTTGAAACTCTTCGTCCCAGTCATTTAGCAAAGAGCGATCGAACTCAGATTGCGAGTCGTCGCTTGATGAGTTTTGACTGGTCATGCAATTGTCAGTCCTGCGTCATCCAGAAACACTTCTTTCGTGCAGACCTCAGCAAAACTGCTTAAGGTTTCGGCAAACTGATGCAAAGATTCCAGTCCTTCAACGCTTAGCCCTTGACTGCCAACAGTGATTCCTTCTGAGGCTCCAACAAAGGTCACATTTTCATCTTCCCTTGAAAACGTAATCATTGTTCGACCCGCCAAAGATTGAACTAACACCGCGAAGCCAAGATATTGAGTAGAAGCACTTCGCAATCCTCTAATCTCCTTCCAGCAGTAGGTAATAGACTTCTCCATGCGTCTCATCATCACTACCGCGACATGATGATCGTGGCGCACGGCCTCTTCTAGTACGTTGGATTCGTAAAGTGCGGCGTCAATAAGCCCGCTTGTATGAAAGCGCATGATTTCTCCCATCAATCTAAACGTCCCAAAACATCAAACCGCTTTCCCCATCACCTCATGGGGCTTAATCCAGCCCGTTACTTCTCCATCAATGTCATCCTGGCACGTAGCGAAGTCGCCAATACCTTGATTGTCGTCGGTGAATAGTCTCGCCCAGAATCGATCGGGCAGGGTGCTTGCAAGCTCAACCAGGGGCGCGAGCATTTCTTCGCCCATTGACTTGACAAGGTTCTGTTTACTTTCGAGTAAGTCAGGCTCTTGTAAGACGCTAAAGATTAGCACTGCGTTGGCCTGCGCCCGCCTGTCGGTGTACCGCTGTTTCGCCATGCGATCGACAGAGAACGGAACGTAGGCGATTTCACCTTGCTTGTCGTAAATCTGGAGCCGGAATACTGCGGGCTGTCCGTAGGACGGATCTAGTTGTTTTCTGCGTTTTGCTTCACCCATTTTTGACTATCGATGTTTTGCGGTACTAGTTTTGTGACAGGTTCATCCGAACGAAAACGCTCAACACGCCTGTACCGATCGGGGTCAAAACGATCCAGAGCAGGGAGAAGGAAAACTTCAACCAGATTGCGATCGATGTCAATTCGACACACCTCCCAGTAATCAATGTTTTCGCGTGGAAGTAGCAAGACATCATCAATGCGTAAATCTTGACTTAGCACGGATGATTCAACGCCCTCATTTATCAACCAGCGTACAAATTGCTCGCGTTCTTGTTCTTGAGCTTTCTTGTTCACGGTTTTTTCCTCCTGCCGAAAAGAGAAGTAGAGAAAGATTTGCCCCAAGGCAAGCAGCACTAGGACGGGCGGCGGGATTGGCATCGGGACGAGCAGCGCCATCAATCCACCCAAGCCCAGCCACACGAGCGACCAAGTGATTTGTCGTCTTGCTTGAATCATATGAAAAGATCACCGCTCCGATTTTTCTTCCAGGCCGAATGTCAAAGACAGAATCGTTCCGCATTCGCCCTGTTTGCGGGATGCCGTTTTGCAGGTAGCGATGCGTCCGACGAACTGATAAACATGGTGGATGTGGCAGTCTAGCTGTGAGAAACGTCGATAGATACCAACCGCTTGAAAGTAGTCACGGGAAGTAGGAATAGCAATCGGCGTGTTCGTAGTCGCGATCGATTAGCCCTCAAAGCAGCGTTCGATAAAACTTCATCCCCAGACTGAACGGTGGATTCCCAGTAAATAAATCGAAGCGCGTTTGCTCCGCTTCAAACTGCCGAGCGAGCGAGAAGAAGTCTTCGTTGTACCAATCACAATTCGGCGCTTTTTGTGCGCCCAAGGTGCAGCGTCCGGGCTTGAGTTCGATCGCCTTGACTCGTGGATTACTCCTGGTCGGCAGAAACTTTGCAATTTGGCCTGTCCCTGCCGCTGGCTCGATGATGCGCTTGTCGGTCGGCAAAACCAGCGAGGCGATTTTGAGCGCGACAGGATCGGGCGTCTCCCAATCGTCACTCGTGAAATCGTCAAGATCGTATCCCGAATGAGCATCGGGAACATGGTCGGGGAATAGCGAGCTTTGGGTAGCCTTCATGCCGCTTTCTTGTCTCCGTAAACAGCATTCAGGTAAATTCCACCGCACTCTTGATAGGTCTGCGGATCGTTGGTGCTGTTCATCAGGTACAGGGCAATTGCGCCTGCAAACATCTGGTTTACATCCTTGTCGGGGTGAGCGTCCAAATGTTCAGCTATTCGCGATTGCAAGGCTTCAGGTAGGTCTACTTGCAGCGAGATAAATTGTTCGTTCATGCGACTATCCTCTGAGAATTGCTAATACTTCGATGCAGCGCGATTCGATCGCCCGCAGTTGGGCAAACACCCCTTCGTCATTGAGATAGGTAGTGGAGTAAAGCTCGAAGCTGGCGTCCACGACCAGGCCGGAAATATACGTCTGTGTCACCATCTCGGCCTGCCAAGTTGCCTTCGGCAGACCGAGTAATTTAGAGCCGAAACGATGCAGCCTGATTTTGGCGTTCAGACCCCGCAAATCGCGCTCAAATAGATTCGTGCCGGGGTGCTTTGACTCTTCCTTCTGGATGCCCAAGTCTTTGTAGCCCTGCCTTTCGAGTAAGCTCACGAGGTCGCGGTTCATGGTCATCCTTCTTCAAGCGTTTTTATTACCGCCTTCACATCAGCAGCGGCGTCTCGATAGAGCGAACTTACAGCACTAGAACCTTTACCTTCTTGGGCGTATCTCACCTGCATTTTTGTTAGTTGCTCGATCGCTTTGTCGATTACTCTCTGTTGCTGGGTTTTCATCTAACCTCCTGATAAAACCATCGATCTTTTGTTCCTTTGCGTTGAGCAATTTGGTTCATTTCCTGTATCCAAGTTCAGCTTCTCGCTTGGATACAGGCTCTCTGCCTCTTGCTTGAATTGTTCCATCTGGATATTGCTGGAAAACTTGATAAAGCTTCATTGCGCTACCGCCTGATGAGTGTTTTGCTGCTTGAGATATTCAGAGAACTCTTGAAGCTGTTGATCGTTCAGTTCGTTGCGAGTAGCGACACCGTACTTTTGCTTGAGGTAGTCGCTGCCTTCCTTCACGCCCCAACCGATCGCCTTCATATGGTTGGTTGTCTGCTTCATTAGCCGTTCGCGATCGATCTTTACGACAACAGGCTTACTCGGTGGATTGCCGCTTTTACCGCTGGGCTTAGCGGCTTCAGCATCGTCGTCTTCGTCCGCTGTAACCGAGAGAGCCGCGCAGAGTGCATAGCGACGAGCGTAAGTAACTGCGGCTCCGAATTTTTGCGGGTCATCGCTCAGGATCAGAGGATACTCACTGACAATTGATTCGCCCGATTCGTGGTAAAGCAGCGTCCTTAAGACAGGCGCTCCGCTTTCGTGAAAGCCGAGAATTTGAACGATCTTGAGGCCGTTCTTGTGCAGAGCAGGCTCAACCGATTCAAGTACGCTATCCAGGGTTGCGTACTTGGACTTTAGAAAAGGATTTTGCCGATCTTTTCTGATTGGCTCAAACTCTTGAGCGGCTTTAATCAAAGCTGTAATCAGTTCTTTCATACTGTCAAAACCTCCAGTAAATAATCAGGAATTAGGGTTGGATGCACGACAACGTTTCCTTGATTGCCGTGCTTTAAGGGGTGTTGAATAACCACCGCGCCCTCTGTGGCTACGTCATCCCAAAGCACGTTCACCATGCCTATCGGAACATCCCACTTGTGAGATTCAGGAGTGCCCACGACGACGCCTTTACGAGGTGGGCGATGCACGATGTAGGCGGGGTTGTAGTCCTGCTTGTCAATGCAAGACCTGTCTACAACGCGATCATCGGCATGACGTACTTTGTCGCCTAGCTGCGGAGTTGGATGCAGCTTCGGGGTAAACCACTCGACCGCAAGCTTGATCACGTCGCCGTGACAGGGCTGCGGATGACAGAAGCAAACTAAGCGCAGCCGTTCGCGGCGATGATGCCGCTTACAGAGTTCGCACAGCGCTAGAAACGCTGCACCTTCACCCGATCGAATTTGGTCTTTCAACCACAGTCGATACTGCTCGATTGCCTCATCCCGTCCGTCATCTTTGACAGGGAAAGGATTGCCGAGCGGTGAGGGACGCCCAACGTAAACGCAATCGGGACGAGCTTCTTCGCCGTCTTTCAGTTGATAGCGATTGACGACAGTAATAGGCATGACCGAATGACCTAAAACACTGCAAATTAAAGCGCTTATCTTGCCGTTGAAATACGATCAGGATGAGCGTTCAAACTTGATTTAACCTCTACAAATCATCTTATATCGCTTACGAATAAGCGTCAAGTCGAAAGAAATTCTAGTGTTTTTCGTGATTTAGCCTATGGGCGGGCGATAATTGATAAGTCTTGCTCTATGGCGGAGTCAGCCCATTGACGGACGCTGACCCCAAAAAAAGCCGCTAGAAACAAGACAAGTCCAAGATTATGCTTAGGCAGCTATATGAATTTCTATCTCAAAGCGCTCCGGCTGTTGCTCCGACTAGCCGTAAGGTTCCAGCCTCTACGTTCTCACGATGGGCGAATCTACCATCGGATCGACGGTCTATCGCTGCCTATCGTGGGTGGTTTGTATCGACAGAACATCTCTTACATACAATCCGATTTGTTTCCCTCGAAAAGCTCGACGGCGAACTGAGTCAGCCCTACAAAGCGCTGCCTGAGAATACACATCATCTGTATCTCATATCCCGGCATCGACACCGCGAGAACACAAAACCTGTGATCGTGGTGTCGATGCAGTTTGGTTTTAAGGCGGGCGAGAGGAAGGGGCAGTATTGGAAGACACCCAACTGGATCGCTCAGACGTTGCTGAAGCGCCTGATTGTCGAGATCGAAACGGCTCCCGATTGCGATCAGTCGATGCTCCAAGTCGTCTCTTATTCTCGACATGAACGCCGCACCGAGGAAAAGCTATCGCGGCTGCGTGAAGCGTTTTGGGCGTTTCATGTCGATAGAATATATCGAGAGATCTTGGAAGAATAATGAAATACTTCATCGATCTGGAATTCATCGAGCGGGGCAGAGAGTATCCAATAGACCTCATCAGTATCGGAATCTGCTGTGAGGACGGCAGGGAATATTACGCCATCAACTACGATTGCGACTGGAGTAATGCAAGCAATTGGGTGAGGGAAAATGTTTTAGCCTCGCTGCCGCCGATGCCGCTGCCCGGATTCGACAAAAGAGTTTGGGCGCAAGGTTGGAGGAATCTCGGAACAATCGCTGATGAAGTTGCAAGGTTTTGCGGATGCAGTGTTAATCATCGATTCAAAACAGTTGAGCTAGGCAAAAAGATTCGATCCAGTGACATCGAAGAGTGGGAGCGAAAACTACTCCCCGGCAGTCCAACGCCCGAATTCTGGGGCGAGTGGTGTTCCTATGATTGGGTGGTTTTCGCGCAACTGTTTGGAACCATGATGGATCTGCCGCAGGGGTTTCCGATGCGCTGCCGTGACATCATTCAGCTTTCAGAGGATGAACTGGGCATTCCGTCCGATCGCCTGCCCGCCAGCCTCGAAACAGATGGCAATCACAACGCTCTACTTGGGGCGAGAACCGTCAAAATGCGGTATGAGTGGCTGGAGCAATTTCGGAGAAAACACGCTTCAGCGTCAGTTGGGGAATCAAAGGCGTTTCAAGCATTTTTAGCCTCTAGAGAGGAGCTTTCCGACGCCTATCGTCGCCTTGCTGAGCAGTAAGCATTCGCTATTCTTCTAGCGGCTGATTGTCGTCAAGCTCTCTCATACGGGAGTTCGTCTCTGCTTGTTTAAGAATCAAATCGCAGCGCTCAACTTCCTGCTCAATTACTGTGAAGTATCCAGGTTTGGGCTGCACCGCAATCAACCTGCCCGCAATTGCAATTGAGTTCAGACTTGATCTAATGTCGCTAATAGCTTGCTCGGTAAGAACTATCACGTTATTCCCCTAATCCCAAAAGATCAAGCCGCTGCGAATACTCTCTACTCTAGCGAAAGTCTGCTGAGCTTTTTCTACTTTCTCGTAAGTAGCTGAACCGAACTGATAGAAGCTCCAGCTTTGCAGGCCAACGCAAATAATCACGTAGGTATAACCCAGTCTTTTCAGAGTTTTAATCGGGTTCATTTTGCTTTTCCTCGCCATAGGAAACAATCACAATAGCGGTCGTCGCCAACACAGAAAACAAGCTACCCGCTGCCCCGCCGCCAGCAGCAAATCGATCGCGCTGATCGGGTGAAGCGCTAACCGCTGCCGCCAAGAAACAGGAAAAAGCCGTTGTCAAGCTGAGGCAGCATCCAGCCCCTAATATCAATCGCAAACTGTTCACAGCAATTCTCCTTGAGTGTGCGGGGTGGGAGCCGGAGCCGTGCGCCAGAATCCCACACCGAGAAACAAAACGCCGCCAACATCACAGACCAAAACATCACAAGAATCGGATCTCCTAATGTGCGTGATTGGCGTCGAGCGCGTTGGGCGTGACGATCGGCTAGCGTGTAGTACAGACAGAGCGCATCCGGATCATTCGCACCTCGATAGTGTGATTCACCGTTCGCAGTAATCTTGATTTCAACTTCAGGCGGCATTAGATAGCCCTCCGGTCTTTTCCTGCCAGCCCCGCCGCAGGAGGTTGTAATATTCGGGCGTGTTGCGGGAGTCAGCCTCTTTAGGCTCCTCCAGGACGCCATACTGCCAGTTGCCCTCGTGATGGGCGCACTCAGGGTGAGCGCGATGAGAGTGGTGGAGACGACAGAGGCCGAACAGATCGCGTCCCGGCACTGGGACGCGGGTAATCAGCGTGTCGCCAATCATGTAGTGAGCATGATGAGCCTGGTATGCAGGTTCCCCGCATCCGGGGTAGCAGCACAGCCCGCCCGTCGCCGCCAGGGTGAAGCTTGAGATGCTGTTCCACGACACAGGCGAGCAGTCGTAGCGATAAGCGAACTCGTCGCGCTCCCTGTCCATTTCGACCGCTACCGCATCGATCGTTTGGTGTAGCTCAGATGTGCTGCTGTTCGCCGCCGATCGAGTGATTTCAGGTTGATGGTCGGGATAGCGCGGCAATGACACCAAACGCCACTTCCCGCGCAGGTTTGTCAATGCCACAACGACATCAGGATCTTGATTGGACATCTCCCATTGCTGGAACTGGAGCGCGAGAGATCTACGAACTTCGGGGTTCTTGACAACAGCGTGTGCGCCTCTCAACGCCGAGTGCATTGCCTCAAGCCTGTCGCCTCGTGCTAGGACGATAATACTGATACTTTCTTGTAAGCCTTTATTGATATCGAGGTCTTGCACGAAGGCGGTATGGGCTGTAATCCAATCGCAGGTTAGGCGGCTTCTACCTTTGGTAATCCGCAGCTTGGTTCCGGTTGAAACCATCTGCTTGTACTTGGTTCCGGCTTGTTCGTCGTGAATTTCTGTCGCAATTAGCGAGTTGTTGTACTCGTCGTTAATTGTGATTAACGGGATTTTCCCTGTACGGGAATCCATCGCCTTGGTAATGCCCTCCATGCGGCGATAGTACTCTTCAGCGTTGCTGGGGTCGCCGGAGTGCAGATAGTCAAGCGAGGATTTTTCCAGGCCGCAGTAGGTAGAAAGCAAATTACCGTTCTCGTCGCGGTCTTCCTTGCCGTTATGCACCGCGAAATCAACCGCACCCTTCGTTATGTTGTCAGTCTTAACGATGCAGGCACGGATGAAATTACTCTTACCTGTCCCGCCCGGAGCCGCCAAGAGAATCGTGCGGCAGTTTTGGCGATCGACAGAATTGAGGGCAACCTGTTCGGCTAAGTCCTCAACCGGGAATGAGATCGGCGCGAACGGATCGAGAACAGCGGTAGCGCCCTGTCGTGATGTTCCGTCAGCAACCGCCTGTACCGCATCTGCTGAGCGCAGGTAGGCGGGAGGAGTAGGCGCAAGCTGATTGATCCATTCTTGTTCCTCAGCCGCTCGCACGTAGCCCATGAGCGCGACTTCTTTGTCGTCTGATATGGCCTTGTAGTAGAGATATTCTGATTCCTGCTCATCCAGCTTTGAAGAAAGTGACAAGGCAGCGAGGGAAACCGCCGGAGCCGCAAAAGCACTGAGCGCCTTCGCCCACCGGGGATAAACCCCACAGTAGGGGACAAACCACAGCCCCGCCGCCAGCGCCACGACAACAAGGGTTCCCTGGCGCTGGCTGGATAGTTCTACTCGACGTTGGGCAAGTTCTTCGAGATCAAGCATTGCCGACGCTCCACAGTCCCGACAAGACAAACAAGGCTAGAAGGATCGCGCTGCCGACATGGACAACTTCGATATCCAGCGCTAACCACTCGGCGGTCTTCTCGTCAAGCAGGAATCCGAAAATTCCCAAAGCCAAGATAACCGCCAGTGTCAGCACGAGAGCTAGCCCTCGCAGTTCAGGCGAAGTCTTGAGGAGCAATCCGAATAGGTTGCCGATCGTTCCTGCCACGAGGCCGATAGATGATGCCCGAAGAAACTTACCCGTTCTCATAAATCACACCCTATGCTCTGCGTAGCTGACGAAATGTGTTGGCGAATTCTCGCGAAGTGGTGACGAACGTCTCGGCATGGCTGCTTGCCGCGCCTAGCCGCTGCATTGTTCTGTGGTCTTTCAGGCCATCTTTGACCAGGGTTTCGCCGTACTTGCGGTTCTCGGTTTCCATCTCGCGATTCGTTTTTACAGCGATCGTCTGAGTTTTCTTGAAAGCTGCGAACAGCTTGGCGCGATCTTGGAGAATGCTCTGAGTCGAGTCAAGCGCCTTGATGCCGTTCTCAACGCCTATCTTGGTTTCGTGTGCGATGGCTTCTAGTCGCCCCGCTGCTGCCGCGTCGTACAAGGCAGGTTCAGCCAGAACAGAATTGATCGTGGCCTGCTGGAAATCCCAAGCTTCCGTAAAACCGGGATTACCGTGTCCCAGCATTCCTCGGTTTTGATTGGCGAGGCTATCAACGCCACGACCGCCCCACGCTCTCATAATTGACATGATTTTGCTCCTGTTGAATAGATTCAGAAATTCCCGTAACCAAACTTGCGAAGACCGACACACCCAGCACCACAACACCCGCCCGCACCGCCAAACCCTCCCATGTGATCGGAATCACCAATTCGCGGGGCAAGTTTTTAACCAGGGAGAAAATCACCTTCTCTCCCTCCACCCGCATCGTCAGCAGCGGATTTGCGGGAATGCCCGCCCGCCCTAACATCTCGACGGTCTTGAGGGAGATACGCTGAGGCAGGCTTCGCCATTGTTCCGTCAGGGTGCTGGCGGAGGTTTCGGCAACATGATCGCTCATACTTGCGACCTCGTTCAGCGCTTGCTCGCCCTGCCGGAGGATTGAATCGTAAACCTGCGCTTCAGCTTCTCCCGACATAGCCCTATCCCTCTACAACGACACCCATACCCGTCAATGCACCTTGAAACTCGACAAGCTTCTCGTCCCAAGCTTGTTTTGCGGCGGCGGCGACACCGCTCGGCTGCGGCTGGCTGGCCTGCTGTTGTCTCGCCACTTCTTCCCAGAGGCGAGAAGAGAAAGTTTTGTTGTACTGCACGAGCGTATTCTTCAAGGAGCTTCGTACATCCTCGCCAGCCCGGATGTACTCAACCACCTCAGCGGTTGATTGATCTTGGAGATCGAAGAAGACAGCTTTAGCCGTCGCCACCCCTGAACTCGCTTGCCCTTGCTCGACAGGCGGAGCGGCAGGCGCGGTGATATCAGCTTTCTCGGAAGTCGCGAGGTTAGCCTTCTGACTTTTTGTCAGCGATCCACCGCGCTTGGAACGAGCGGGAGCGTTTTGAGCCTTGAAATGCTCGACCAACAGATCGATCGTGTCTTTCGTGATTTCGCTGAGGTCAACGCCTGCACTTCTGATTTCTTGTTCGTTGGCTGTGACGTCCTGCTCTCGCAGGTGGTCTTGAATTTGCTTGATGTTCATGCGGATTGCACCTGTCTGAATAGATTGCGACTTTTGGCGCGGGCGCGACCATTCTCAATCTGTCGTGCCCTGATTTGAAGGTAGTGCCGCAGCAGGGCTGTAACCTCGCTGCCAACGAACCGATCGCTACGGCTGTAACGTCCGGCTCCAAGCTGCTTCTGCACCCACGCCTTCACTGTGTTTTCTGCGGGGCGATACCCCGTTCGGCTTTCGATTACATGGGGTAACTCCTTCCCGGTACAGGAGAACGATTCGGGCAGGGTAGCTGAGGACATTGGGACAAAACCGGGGAGGAACTTCAGCGGATCGTTTCCGTGTCGCCGCAAAAAGACCTTGACAGCGAGCGGGGTTGCTTTTTGGCGCTTTCGTCGCAACGCGGCACAAGCGCAGAGTGCAATCCACTGATCCTGATCGCAGTTGTGAGCATAACGATCGATGCCGACCGCTATCCGCCACTGCTTCCAGGTTTCGTTGCAGATCGTCCCGCCGGGAACAATCGCCTTCAAGTCCTCCCTGATTTCTCGCAGTTTCATCAGCCCCACCCTTAAACCAACTTCAATGTAACTTACATCTAAATTAGTTCTACCACGCAAAACAGCAGATCGCAACAAACTGCGAAAATGTTCTAGTCGAAAATACGAAAAACGTTGCAGTCTCTAGAACACAGGCTCGCAACTTCTAGAAAAGCTGCGAAAAAATGTTCTAGGCGAAAAGCTAGAACACTGCGAACTGTGGGGATTTCGGGCATTTAGAGGATTGAAAAGCAGTTTTTTGCGGTAAAAATGGTAAGAACACATTGTTTTTAAGGGCATGGCGAAACAAATGCTTTTCTCTCCCTCTCCGGGAGAACGGCGACTTATCTCCCTGCTGGCGAAAGGCTGGCAGCGATCGGAGGCGGACATCTGCCTTGACGCCTTTCGCCGGGGATTTAAGCCAGTCGCAGAAGATTTCGAGCTTTTCTGCAAGCTCGATCAGGTTTCGCCTGCCCTGTATGATTCGCTTGCCCAGGCTATTGCCCTGAACTGGGACGCCTTGACAGGGAGCCGCATTTCGCCGGAAAGATTAATCGCGCTCAAATCAGGCGAAACCCCAACAGAGCTAGAGCAGGTAAGGCTGGCACTCGCCCTGAACTTACCCGAAAGCGCGATCGAAAAGTTAGTCGCACCCGAAACCCATGACACTACCCTTGCTACAACTCCCTCAGCTACTTCCGAGTAAGTGGCGAGCGGTTCCACAGGCCAACGCCATTCGCTTGATTTCTCCCAGCCGCGACGAAGCCGTGCGCTTTTACGAAGGCTCGAAGAATCAGCTAAAAGCTGCCGCCGATCGCATTCCCGCCAATATTGAAATTTGGGCAGATACCAGCAATCGCGCGATTCGGGTGATCCGTGCCTCGCAATCACCGCCGTCACAGCCGGAAGAGTCCGCGCCCGCTCAGCCTGTCGTCAACAGCTACGCACCGAGCGTCATTCGCCCGGATGCAGGCTATGAAGCGGTGATGGATTTTATCGCCGGGAAAAGACAGGAAGGGCTAATCTGCACGGTCACGAGCATGAACACTGACAGGTGCTTGCAGGTGAATGACCTTCAGGTGATCGAACGGGGCGGCGGCTGGACGGTTGAGGATTGGGTTGGCTTGAATTTTCTGCACTTGTGGCGGGATTCGTTTAAGCCGGGGAACCGCAACTACTACGGCGAGCTAATCCAAACGCTGCTCAGACGTGAACCCTTCGACTTCCTCTACCGCATCCGGCGACCGAGCGGAGCGATGGGGGAGTATCTGAGCCGTTATTTTTTGGTGGAGAGGTTCGGCGGCGTTCCGGTTCGTATCGCTGTTTCCAGCCCCGCTGACGTGCGAATCGTGGAAGACGCACCCAACGGTAGCGAGGTTGTCACATAAAAAAGCGCCCCTTGATTGGGACGCTTGCTGTAGGGATCCAAGATAACTTAAGTCGCTTCACCTCGCAGGGCGGCGGCAAAATACCCCATCAATGCGTAATCCTCAACGGTGTCATAGTCATCTTCTGGGTCGAACTCTTCGGGGTCGCCGTTGTATTCGTGATATCTCCGCATCAAGTCACGGCGCTCTTGCGGGTCAGGTAGTAGCTCAGCCAGATCGAAATCATTGCAGTTGCAATTGGCGACTCTATCAAAGGCCAGGTCAAGAAGACTGGCGATTACCTTTGCTTGCTGCTCGTTAAGTTGCATGGTAGTTCTCAGTAGAAAAAAACAATTTCTTGATATTTGGTGTTTACCCAAGCTTTGCGTTGCTATATTTACTCAGAATTTCAGCGTGTTCAGAATTAGTAGGCTCTACGTGAATCTCTACGTCAAACCGCTCTAGATCGCTGGTACTCCAAGCTCTACCCGTCACAACCCAAAGAGTTTCAATGTACTCAGAGCCGTCGAAGATATAAATAGACACCATATCCCCTACGCTAGGTAGCCCCGCCAACTGAACTACACCCTCTCGTCCGCTTTGGTCTACATCTGCGCTACTAACACCCGGAGCCTTGAACCAAAAGATAGTTTTCACTTGTTTCCCGTTTTTAACTTGATTCTTACTTGACACTTTCAGCTCAAGAAACTTACGCGAAAGTGTCAAGTAATTTCAGCGAGACTCTACAGCTTATCCTCAGCCTCAGCCGCATTGATTAGCTGAAGCTGCTTTTCTGCTTCTCGGTCAATGTAGGTTATCTCTTCAAGCCAAACTTCAGCCATCATCGCATCGCCGTCTTCAACGGCTTGATTATGCCGTTCAACGGCTTCATCTCGTTCCTGCTGAAACTCCTCCATTTCTCGAAAAACATTGGTGTACTCGTATCTCCGATCGGCAACAGCTTGTAGTGCCATAACTCCCCCTAGAACTTACCTGAAAGTACAATCAGCACCATCTTCGCTCTGAGGTTACGCGTCCCCCGTCCCCTGAGTGCTGGTAGGCGGCGGCGTCTGCGGCGGGTAGTAGGGCTTTGTCGCCTCCCGCTGCTCCGGGTCTGACGTAATAATGCACTCCGGCGCTCCGGTCGGTCGTGGGGTGGGACATCTCCGCAGGCCACGACCGCTGGCACGGTGAGGCGGCTTGGTGGTCGAGGTGACAACCGGATCGCTCGTTCCCTGCGTTTGTGCTATCGCCGCGAGGTCAGGCGCACTCATGAGCAGCGGAAAGCAAACTAGACCAGCGATGCCGAGGCGGGTTAGCATGAAGATTCTCCTATGGGTTATGGGGAAAGACGGGTGCTGTTTGCAATGGAAGGCGGCAGCACTCGTTTTAATGTTGCAAAGGCGATCAGGAAATAACTTGCTTTACCAGGCGTCTTCCTCCTTGCCTGTTATGACCTCGCCAATATGCAAACCTTCTGCGCGATCGATTTGGTAGTTGTGTTCACCATACTGATGAGCGATCGTCACCCTTTTATTAGCGGCCTTAGACGTGAAATCTTCGCCGTCTGAGTTTGCGCTGTCATCACCCAGAATCACAACAGGTTCGCCATTGTTGACGGCGCTATTAAGCGCTTCGCTGTCAGCGTCAGACATTCCGCCGATGTTAATGCTGTACTTGGTCATGATTTCTCCTTTGATGAAAGTTTGCGTCCCCCGACCTGGCGCTGTGGGGTATGGCGCGGGATTGCTTTAAGCGTCTTCGCCATAGCGAGCGATGATTGCTAGTTGGGCAAAAAAAGAGGGTTTTGCGCGAGTACAGCAGCATCAAAGACGACTGTTTTCTGCTGTTCAATCTTGACAAGTTGACTCTTAAGAGCCTCAACAACCAATCGATCTGAAGGTTCTATCTCGTCAAGAAGGGCTGCAATTTTTTGCGCTTTCGACTCAAGCGCTCTTGTCATTTGATCTGCTGTGATAGAACCTAGCGTTTCAAGATTGTAGTTGTAAGACATTTGAAATATTCAAAATAGATCTATCGCTTATTGTCTAGTGGAAGTTTCTTAGAGTAGATTCCTTCGTCTTCAAGAATTTCCTTGAGATCTTGAAGACCAATTTCAAGCTCAAATCCTTTACTTGGCACGTCGATCTTTAGTGCAGATTTTTCACCTTTTATGACAGTAACGATCCCTTCACAAGCGCCAAAGTTTGAGTCAGTACGAACGAAAAGATCTTGAACTACAAACTGTTTCTTCGCCATGAATTTTACTCCTGCAACATATCTAGAGGTTTGGCTGCTCGCAATTTGTTGAAAGCGTCCATCAGGCAGACGAGCAGGTTTTCGGTACGCACATTCGTAGCGTCGAAACGAAAACCGAAAGCCCTGACATGCCAGCACTGATCTTGAAAGTGAATCCGCACTGGATAGCCGTTTACCTGGAATTTCACCAGAAGGTTGTTGTCGGAATTCTTTTCAAACTCCATCATTAATCCGGTACGCAGATTTGCAGGAATGGCTTCATCAAACGTCTTTCGCTGCATAGCGAGATAAACTTCTACCATCGCTGCTTTGCGCTGATCTTCCTCTCTGACGTATGTGTTGCTCGCCAGATCGAAATCACCTTCTTGTCCCGGAGGCACATCAGCTAACGAATTCAGCCGTCCGTCTTGACTGATCAGCCGCGCCTTACCTGAGCGCAACAAGTCTTCGATGATTTTGTTGGAGATTCCCTCTTGAATGGCGGTGAGCTAGCGCCGCCGCCACAGATGATATTGAGGTAGGACTCTAAATCATCTGCATCTGTCACCACACCCAGGCAGGCGTCAACAAATTTGCGATAGGGGTTAGTCATCGTTTTCTTCCTCGTCCAGTTTTCTGCTGTCGTTAATACCGTGACGAACCCCGCACTTAAACGACTTTCGGTAGTCGGCTCTCTGGCTTTCGGGTAAGTCGGACTCTCGAAAAACTCGCTCACCGTGGCCTGTTGAAAGTCCGTGCTGATACCCCAACAATTCAGGCCGATCGGTGATAATTCGCTTTGTCACACCCCTACTCCTTTCAAGTAAGTGAATCAGGGGCGATATTCTCGCCCCAACCGCATACCTACACCTGCCGCTCTAGCTGCTTGGCGGACGCTTCGAGCGCTTCCAGCATCACACCCTCGTCTTGCGCGAGTAGCTTGATCACAGCCCGGAGAGTGTCACCGCTCGCACCGTCAAGCAGCCGCTTCACCTGGGCGGGCAGCACTTTTTCATCCTTGAGCGAAGCGGCAAGCGCCGACTCGATCGTTTCTTGCGCCTTCTCCCTCCGCTCTTTCAATTGGGCGCTCACTTCGGGGTTGGCCTGAGCTTGCTCTGTAATTCCTTATGCTTAAGCTGCTTGGCGAGAGTGCTTGTCGCTTTTTGTCCGCTCGCCTTAGCCGTATTTGCCAGAGTGATGACGCGGGTCAGTCGCTTTTTGGAAGCCTTTACAGGGTTGGAGTTTTTCCCGCTGCTCCTCTTTGATGATCTCGATCGCCACACCCGCAGCAACCTCGCCGTTCTTGACGATTTCTTGCGCTTCGGGCAGCAGGTTCGGCAGGTTGAGGAGTTCCCCGATCGCCTCAGCGCTGATGCCGAGGATTCCCGGCAAATCCTCTTTCCGTGCCCCCAAACTCAGCATCCGCTGAACATTCAGCGCCTTCTCCATTTTGCTGTAGTCTTTGCGGCCTGAGTTCTCAACCCATGGCGAAACACAAAATCGAGCGGGTTGCCGCCTTTTTCCAAGTCTGTCGGCGCTTCGAGGATATTCGCGCCGAATACCTTGATCGCGATGTTGGCGGCGGTTGTACGGCGGTTGCCCGCTGTCACTGTGAACGTCTCAGCTTCGCCGTCCCAGTAGCCTCGTAGCGGCTCCTGAATGCCAAAGCGAGTTACTGAGTTCACAAGCCAGCGCATTGATTTGTCATCGTCGGGGCTAGCCTGATCTAAAATCCGCTCAATCTCAAGCTTGTCTTCTTCTGTCAGTTCGTAGCCGGGATCGCAAACGCGCTGCGCCCACTCTAGCGGGAAGTCCCCGAAGTCTTTACGATCGTTTTCTGGGTTGAGACGGAGTAGTGAAATTGCTGCCCAACCACCAGAACGCTTACGGGTAAGAGAGTGTGCTTCAAATTTCATCTTCTTGCTCCTGCTAACTTGTTTTATCCCCTACGCTTTTAAGCTTAGGTGACTTACGAAAAAGTGTCAAGAGTATTTCAAAAAATCTTCTATACTGAGAGGCGCAACAAGAGGAGTAGCTATGGATATCAACGAAGTAAGGCAGCGGAAACTCGCTTTGGAGCAATCAATTAAAGCGGCAATTCTTCAGTTTGAGGACGAAACTGGAGGCGCGGTAGATCAGGTCTTCATCTACCGAGAAAACATCACGAGCTTCCTGAGAACTGGTAATACCGCTTCAACGCTATGCGAAGTCGGAGTAAGCGTAAGGATAGAGTAGCCCTGTAGCTACACGAATTTCTGACTTTTCCGTAAGCCGCCCTCAGCTTAAGCGTAAGTTGGGAGATGGCCCAACCTCCTATTCTCGTCCTTACCCCGGCCTGGAGCCTCCAGGAAAAGCACAAGACCGAAAACTACGCGACCCCGCTCGGAGATGGCTACGCTCAGCGGGCGATCGGCGGCATGAGTTCGGCCTTGGTTGAATGGGAGGTGAGCCGAACGGGACTCACCGAGGCGCAAGTAAATGCGCTGTTTGCTGAGCTTGAACTATACACAGGAGTTACAGGCTTCCAATGGCGTCCCGACCCCACGATCGGCTATCAGGTCTATACCTGCGAGCGGTGGAACAAGACACCGATGGGCGGAATGTATGGCAAATTAGCGCCACGTTTACCGAAGACGTTTCAGGCCAGTGTGTTGCCGCTCTTGACGAACTCGACACAACTGAGGTGACAGCTGGCTGAGCGCGGCGAATACCTGGATGGCGACCTTCTCGCGCAACACTCAGCCGATGATCGCCAACACGGTAGCAGGCAAGCCCTACTTACTTGTCAATGCCTTTCACGATGTTCTTGGGCGCGGGCGGTTACTTTCCCGCATCCGCAGGGACGACTGAGGGGCAGTTCTTGATGATCCGCGCCTGTCTCGCGGTCTTCGCCAGACCGGAGTACAGGCTTGGCGGCAACGCGCGATTGACATGGCGGAACCGCTTGAACCTGTACTCTATCGCGGCGTCACCGTCCCTACAAACACGAATACCGTCTGGTTGCCGCACTGGGTTTTTAACGTCAAGTCCAGCTTTACCGCCAAGGGTAAGGTCAACGCTGACCGCTGGCCTATGGATACTTTGACGTGCTAGTGAGCTTTACTAATGGCGTCGGGCAAATCTCTACAGGCTCTCCCAACGATGGGGACAGCTCAGTGATGTTTTTTCGGTCTACGCCACAGGTGCAAAACTACTCTGGCAAAACGTCTACGCTCCGGTTGTTTTCGGCACGAGCTACGCGATCGAGTACTGGGTTGCAAACTTCATGCTGGCGGGGCAGAACTACCGCATCTACCCCACGACAGCGGCTAGTAACGGCACACCCCCAATTCCAACGAACGAAGCCGCAGGCACAATCAAGCTGACGACAAGCTTTACAGGACAGCTAAAAACTTGCTATGCCGCCTACACCGGGGGGACGATCGGCGTCAATCAGGTTTTCGATCCTACCCAATGTGGAGAAGCTTGCTAACGGGAGAAATCAACAGCGCTACTGACGTGCATTGGTGGGCGTGGGAAGCTTACGAACTCCTGTACACCTATACCGGGAACGAGAAGTGGAAGCGAGCGGCTGACACCACGAAGTACAGCACGGTAATTACCTCGGTCGTCGAGAATCCGACGCACTGGTACAAGCAGGAAAACAATCCTGATCCGTTCGCCTATCCCGGAACGCAAGTTGTTCAAGCGAACAACACGAACGGCTACACCGCCAGCCGTGTAACCAGCGGCACGTTTCTAAATTTCATTCAGCTTGCCGTCAACGCTGCACCCAACGGGACATTTCCGAGTATCGAGGTGCAGAAATTTCGCGGTGCAGGCCAAGATCGAAGAGAACGTTACCGTGTCGGCGCAGGCGGGACGATCGATCGCCGGACTCATTGAGGCCGCGCTTTCAACTTCCACAGATCCCTTTGACCTCACCAAAACCTATACGGCAAATTGGGCAATCACCGCCAACGCCATCAACACCCGAACTTTTCTACCTGGGGAATTTATTCTCTGGAGTACAAGCTATTTGGTTTGGTATCCGACGATTGCGGAAACACCAATTTACACCTACTCAGGCGGTGGGGGTACAGCGTCCGGCATTTTCTACGGACATTCAGACGTGCCCGAAGATGGCCTAAATTATCGACCTGTTATTGCTCAGCTAGCCCTAAATGCGGGTTCAGGCGGCTTTGCAGTGCGGGCTTAGTCCTAATCGGCAAAGCAATTCGTAGACCTCCCTACCTACACTATCGGTTTAAACGGTACGGCGGTTTTGCGGATCACGGACGCTAGCGGATTCAAATGGGATTGCACCCTTGCTCAAACTTCGTCAAACGCCAAACACAGGCGGATGGACGAAGCGACAATTTTCAGTGGGGAGACTTCAACTTTTCAAGCACAAACAGCGGCACGATCCCGGTTCACCCGACAATCAAGGAGCAATTACCGCGATCGAAGTTAATGGGATTGCAGGACAAGGGCAATGCACTTTCGGGATTTACTGGGCTGCGAAAACGCCAGAAAAGAGCCGGAAAGACTACCGTTTCCTTGCGTTGTTTACAAGGGAGCGCTTGTCTCTCGCGCTAAAACAAGCCACAACTTTTTTGTAGGGAATTTCCGGCCTGTTGGCAGCACTTCAGACGCCTTACTGTATAATCCCGGCGTCTGTGCCGTTTACCGTAAACATTGTCAACAACATCGTAGATGCGTGGCGCGGAATTCCCTACGTAGGATATCAAGACCCAATCTGGTATGACTGGGGCTATCCCGATCGCGGCGATCAAGTGCTGGAATTTCTCGCGGCCTCACAAGCTGCCTACACCCTTTCGACCGGAGTCGTGGGTGGATTTGCCCCTGCTTTTTAGCTGGGGATACTGGGATGCTTCCGACTATCTCGCCAACGGCCTCAATCAGTTTGGCTGGGCGGGCGCTGATCCGAACACCAGTTGGGGACAGTATGGCTATCGACCGCTGGAAGCGACGGCGAAGACTTGGTATAAAAATCCTCGCAACACTAAAGCGCGAGAGATTGTGATGCGGTTTCTGAGCATGATGGATTCGCATTACATTCGCAACAACACGAATATGCCGTTCACAGATTTCAAGCCCGCTGCTCCGCCTTTTGTCGGCTATCACGATCCGGCAGCTTCAGCCCTAATCGGGCGGGCGGCGATCTACGCCAATCTTGCGGGCGGCAGTCCGGCTGTCACCTATCGGGTACTCACCCGCACCTATCGACACCTCAAATCTCAGTACGTCAGTAGCGGCACGATGGCGGGAACCTGGAGCGCTGGGCAGCCCACATTCAGCAGCGGCGGAACACCTATCGCGAATGGTTTGGATTCTGGCAGGGGAGATTTTAGAATTCTTGGCGCTGCTGCTGTCCAAGCGAAATGAGCTAACTCTGCCGCCCTGTGGAACTTTAATCTAAGTGAAAACGCCAGCCCCGAAGAGACTGGCGTTTTCTGGATCGACCCGTAGCTGTGCGTTTAGCGGAGGGTATGGTGTCAGGGGTCAGAATTGCACTGACTGATTTTCAGGGTATGAACCTGCTGAGCCGCTGTTGCTCCATCCCTGCAAGTAATATCAATGCTACATCAAGCAATCAAAAAGTGTCAAACCCTAAAGCTCATCCCGTTAAGACTTGCAATTTGGCTGCGGGTGTAGTTCCACCTGCGAAAAACTGCACATCTCCTGTACTGGCAACAATAATCACAGGATCAGATCCAGTCATTTGAAAAGCATCACAAGCGAATCGAAGGTTGGCACTAGGTCTAAACCCAGTCGGTAAGTTTGTAATCACCATTCCTGCCGTATAAGTCCCTGTGCGAGTTACTGATCCTCGTAGTAGAACTTCATTGAGAAATTTGGTGTACTCGCAGTTCTGAGTAGCCCCGCCTAAGTTAGCAAAGCTGTTTGAAAAGTGAACGATGTCCAGACAGGAGCGCCGTTCGTATCTTCAAGCTGCCAGAATCCCCCCAGGTTGTATAAACGTCGCCGAACTGATGTAGAACCGATCGCCAGTGTGCCCTGAAGGGAAATGCCGTTGCCGTCGAACAAAGTGATCGTGTGTGAGCCGTTGTTTTGAATTGTGACGCGCTGACCGTTTGAACCTGTGCCGATTTGCGGGTTTGAGGTGAGCGTGATGGCGGCGGCGGACGTGACTGGACAGATCTGACTGGCGACACTCGCAGTAATTGCAATCGTGCTGGTAGCGGTAATCGCCTGCGAGGAATTGACGAGCGGGGGCGCTGCTGCCTCCCGCTGCGGGCTTGACGGCTCCAAGCATTATGATCCTCCCCAAAGTAGCTGTAGCGTGGTGTTGGTGCGGCAGAGGCGCGAATCCGGATCGCTTGGGCGAAGAAATCGCGCAAGTCAAACGCCAGGATCACCTTTCCGGTCGTGGCGGCAAGCAGGGTCGGATCAACGTTTGAGCCGTTTGTGTCACCACTCAAGCGCAAAATCGAGTTAGCGAAGGCGCGGTTTAAAATGCGTTCCGGTGTTCAAATGAATCTGCATATCGCTGTCTGCATGAGCGCGAGTCGCGATTTCAAGACCTGTGAGCGGGTTGCCTCCGGTGTTGTTGATTTGAATCCGAAAGCGGGTAAAACCCTCGGTGACGATCGTCTGCCCAGCGCTAGCCGTCAACGCCACGCCCCCCGTCACCGTCAATGTCGCGGTTGTGCGTAGGTCGCGTTGGCAATAGTATTAACCGCTAGCCGCCCCGAAACCAGATTCGCAGGGAGCCTGTTCTCGGTATCAACCAAGTTGCGTTATCGTTACGAGGTTGGTGTTGACGGTATCGAGCTTGGCGTTTGCGCCGGGGTCAATTCTGATGAAATCATCCCCAGCGCCGCCATTGTCCTCGACTCGCGTTGAGCGCGGCGTGTTGACTCCATCGATATACGGTCGTGTAACAATTGCCATAATTTCAACCTATGCCTAAATCAATACAAGTGCCTGTGAACGAGTCAAATTCAGGCTTCCGTTCGCCGCCGTCACGACAGGAGAACTCACCCGCCAATCTGATATCTTGCCGTTGAGGTCGATCGCCGCCACGCGAATAAAATAAGTACCCTGGCTGACACCTTCAAAGCGCGTTTCATAGCTCCCCTTAATCACCGTGCGCGTATCCTGCCAGGTGATTCCGTCGCGAGAGTATTCCACGTACACGGCTTTAATCAAAGCGGCAGTCGCGGCGTTCAGCGTCCAGCCCGCCACGAGGGGTGTAATCGATCGTCGTATTCCTATCACCGCAATAGCGCCAGCCGTCACAGCAGCAGGCGGCGTGACAACGGTGGGGATTGAGAATCGCGTCGGCGCGGCCTCAACTTCGACCTGGCTTTCGATCGCGGCGTACTTGCTGGGGTTGTACTCGATCGCGTTAATTTCAACCCGCGTCGGATCTCCGGCCTTGGGTGCAACGCTCACCACGCGAAAGGTCTGAGGCTGCACATTAGGGTCACGGACAATCCAGTTGGACTCCGCGAGCGGAACTTCCGAGAAAGCTGCTGTAACAGCAATTACGCTGGCGACACCTGTCCCTGAAATCGTGCGGGTTTGCAGCGCACCGGACGGCAGCATAACCGTGATCGTGAAACCCGCGCCAACCACGACCGGAGAATCGAGGGTGACAGTCGTAGCGGTGGCGGCGGCAATCAAACCGCCGTAGCGAATATTGGCAAATTCATCGTCTGCAACTTGAATCACCTCGCCGGGGCGGCAGTAAGCGGCGAAGCTACGAGCGGTAAACGAAACACTGCGAGTTTCATAACGGCTCGAATACAGCGCCCAGCGCCCTACCCGAATTGCCAGCGCCCGCGACGTACAGCCGAAGGCGGCGATTTCGATTTCGCGAATGCCGTACTTGTTAATCCCAACAACATCCTCAACCGTCTCAACCGCTCGCTGGTACTCGTCTTCGGGGTCGTTCCAGGTCACACGCGCAACCGTGTGACGAGCGCGAATCGCCGTGCTGGAGTAGGTAAACCTGCCTGAAATATCCGCCTGGGTGAACTGCCGCACCGGAGTAGCGGGGCGATCTTGCCAGAATTTAACAATCCCGCCGCTCCAGTACGGCTTCATGTGGCAAGCGCTGCAAAATGCGTTAATCACCTCCCACGCTTTTTCTCCCGACTGCAACTGCGTGTTACAGCTATACCGCCGTTCGCTATAGCCAAGTCCAGTGGGGAGCATCTGATTGTTGTAGACCGAGCATTCGTACAAGTTCCATTTATCAATCAGCGAATCCTCGATCGAGCGCCCCAGGCCGTAGCGATTATTCGTGAGCAGATCAAATAAATGCCACACCGGATCGGCGCAGGCTTTCGAGGGAACGTAAAACGTGCCGTTCCAGGCTCCCGAAAAGTTCAGCCCGCGATCGGCGGCAACGGTGGCGTTAGAGGGAATCCGCACTCGCCGCCCCGCAATCTTGTACTGTCGCTGCGGGATAGAGGAGAACTGCTCAGGCTGAAAATCAAGCAGGACGTAGGCGGTGTAGGGATAGTTGAGCTTGTTTTGGATGACCTCGGTGTAGCTTGACCACTGGAGTTTTTGGACTTTTTTCTGTGAGGTTGAGTCGCTAGAAATCTTGGTGATCCTGACCTGAACGTATCAACCGTGCCGCCTTGGTTGTTCACCTTGAAGGCGTACTCAAGCTCGGTGGGGCTGGAGAATTTGCCTTGCAGGTTTTTCTGATAGCGCGTCTGCCAAGCCGCTCCGCCCTGCTTCACCTCAATGCGGTACTCGATATCCGTGCCCGAAACGTCGCCATCGTCTTCATATTTGACAAGCGTTACCGCAATCCGCACCCGGATCAGGTCAAGCTCGCTATTAACGATCGATCGGGTTGTTGCGCCCAGTGAGTTTTTCACCTCGACGTTGACGCTTGTTTCTGAGGCGATTTCTTCGCCATCGCCTGCAATAATGCTTTGCCCCGGCGAACCCCGGCGCAATTTGTACTTGAAGCCCTTAAAGTTGAGCGAACCGTCTGCGTTTTGTACCGGGGTCTTATCGAGCAAGATACCTTTACGAGCGCCAACTAGCCCCTCAATCTGCCCCTCAGAAATTGCCTCAAGCACATAGGCTCTACTGGTCGATCGGCCTGTGTCGTCGGCCTCTTGCGGCGATCCAGCGCTCTTGCCGCCGCCCATGTTGCTAACGCGAATACCGTGTTCGCCTACTAGGTAGGTGTGAGTGTATGCAACCGTGATGTTGTAGACCGTCTCGGTGCTGCGATAGCGCCACCCTAAGAGCTTGCGGGCAAGATTCGCGCCATCATAAAGCAGATCTCCCGGCGACAGCTTTCCGACTTCCTCGAAAGCTGTCTCACCGCCTAAGTAGCCTGCGACAAACCAGTGATTCGGCGTGGCGGGAATCATCCCGCCCTCATAGTCGTACTCCCAGACACCGTGCCCTTCGTGGATATGGGTTTCGGTAACGTAGGAGCTAACCACGTTGCCGCGCTTGTCAAAGCAGTAAACGTAATCTCCGACATCTAGCTCGCAAATTGGCCTCAAGCCGAGCGGCGTCTGCACACAGACATCCGCCGGAAAGCAGCCGCCGAAGCTGCCGGAAAGAAGGGGAGGGCGTTCTCGGTCTTCGCAGGGTTAGCTGTCTTCATCAGACTTACCCCGTCTTAAGCTTAAGCTTGATAAAATAGAGACGAAAACACCCCGCGATGCTGGACACATCCGGGGAACGGAACGCCTAACAGGAGTAGGGTTCATGAATATTCTACCGATTTCTGTCGAAGAGTTTTCGATTGCAGAAATTGAGCGGTTTTGGGATAAGGTCGATCGCAGCGCGGGTGATGATGGTTGCTGGCTGTGGACGGGTAGACTTGACAGAGGTGGATACGGCTCGGTCTGGCGAGGCAGGAAAAAAAGAGCTACACCTGCACACAAATTTTCATTCACATCTTTGCGCGGAGAAGTCCCAAAAGATCTGCAAGTTCTGCATCGCTGCGATGTAAGGAATTGCGTCAATCCAAAACATCTTTTCTTGGGGACAATTGCCGACAACATGGCTGACAAAACAGCGAAAGGTCGGCAGTTGAAAGGAGAGAAGATTAAAGCTTCAAAATTAACTGAGGCTTGATGTTTTGCAAATCAAAGAATCAATGGTTTCTGTTTGTCCGAGCGAGCTAGCAAAGCGGTTCAACGTAGCTCCAAGAACCATTCGAGACATCCTCAATGGACTCACCTGGAAGCACGTTGGCGAAGACACGAAAGGCGTCGAGCGATTCAGGCTTAGGAAAAGACTGTCAGACGACGAAGTGCGGCAGCTTAGAACACTTGCCAAGCAGACTTCAACCAAAGCAGCGGCAATTGCATACGGAATTCCGTATATTTCTGCGTGGCAAATCGTGATCGGGAAAAACAGAAAGAATGTCATCTAGCCGTCCTCGTCCAGACTTTCGTCGTCCACCAGCCATGAACGGATTGAAGCGCTGAGGACTTGTGAACCCACGAGCATCCCGTCATCGAAAACGCCGGATTTGTAGCCGCAGCCTCCGTAGACCAGAGGAAGCCTGCCACCTTGGGCGGTCGTATTTTGACCACCATTGAATATGAGGCTGGGCTTCTTCTCGTCGTCGTTTGGATTGGGCGCGGCAGGCTGATTAAACAGCCCCAGGATGCCTGAGAGCGCCATCGTTCCGCCAACCAGGGCAAGAGTCGAAGACGAAAGGCCGAGAATCCCCACACCCGCCAAACCCAGACCCAGTAAAGCCGACGCCGAGAATAATCTTGCCGAAGTTCCCCGCCCCCATCAGCACAGGAGCAATGGTGATCGACTGCTGTCCGGTGGGGTAGTGAAGATGCTTCTCCTCAATATTCCAGTCCCCGACATACACCTCATAGGCGTAGCCCCGCTCGTGCGATCGAGCCAGATGCGAGCGAAAGGCGGGGAAGTTCGCCTCCATGCAGGACACGGCCTCACGTACCGAGTTCACATCCGCCACAAGCTCGCCCACAAACAAATCGGCTAGCTCGTCTTTGAGAATGATTTTCGTTTTCGGCACTACATCAACTCCTTCCAGCGCAACCGCTGCACCGTGACATCACGCCAATACGCCCCATAGACCCGCTTTTCAGAAACTCGTGGCGGCTGGAGATGGTGAAGGATTTCGGGCTTGTGAATATCGGTGATGATGCCGCAGTGATGCGCGACTTCCCCTTCCATCGTCATCAACACCAGATCATGCTGCTGTAGCGGCGAATCGAGATCGACCGGAACAAACCCGATCGAGGGCATCGCCTCAGTAAACCGATCCCAGCTTCCCGTTATCTGCTCTCCCGGCGTTGGGGCGCGATCGAAGTCGGGCAAGTCCAGCCCCAACATTCCCCGGTAGTAATACAGCGCCACCGTCCAGCAATCCGACCGTCCCCACACCCAAGGCCAGCCGAGATAGAACTCCACGACTTGAGGCGTTCCGCTCCGTTCTTGCAGCGGGAAAGGGTTGAGGCTTGCCGGATCGAAGTAGTCCCAGGTTTTATCTGTGGCGTGAAACAGCAGGTAGGGTAGCTTTGAGCGCTTGCTCTGCCGGATATCCTCGAAGCTGAGATAGCCGGGATGATCGTCGGCAAAATGGCTGTGATAGAGCGCTAAGATTTCGTACTTTTCCGAAAGCTGATCGAAATACTTGCGATCGATCACGAATCCGGCCTTTGGGTCAGGCGCAAGATTATCAGACTCCAGGACATCTATCGCGTCTGTTTCACGGTCGCGCCCAATCATGCCGCAGACTTCTTGATCTGGGAAGATCTCAGCGTGGGTTTGAATGCGAACTAAAACCGTCTCATCAAACGGGGGAAGTAAATCAGGCACGGCGACTTAAGCTTAGGCGTAATTCCTACGAGCTTAGCTGCCAGATCTACCGCAAGGGTGAGAATGATGGAAAATCGCGTTGGGCTTATCTCGAATCGCTTTCCACATAGGGAGTAAAACGATTGTTCTTTGCCATGTTTTCTTTCGCTGTCAGGATTTGCAGATTTTCAGGAACGTGCAAACCTTGCACCAGTGGATGAATTAGCGGAATGATGTGATCTACTTCGTGCTTGATTCCCGTCTCTTCCGTAAGCTGAGCCGCTTTTTGGTAGACAGCTTCGATCGCCTTGAAGTCAGCCCAGGCCGGAGTTGCTTGCAGCTTGGCAGCGCGGCGCTTGTTTGCCCACGCCAGCACTTTTACTTTGTTCTGCCGTTTGTAGCGACGATTGTCTTCGCCGTGACAGGACTTGCACCACGAAGAAAGGCCGGAACTTCCAGCTACAAACGCTTTGAAGTGGGACGAGTCAAGCATTTGCTTGCATCTTGTGCAAATCTTCTGCTCAACCAAAGTTTTGGCCGGATCAAGTTTAAGCTTTTCGTATCGGGCTTTTTTCTGCTTTGAAGCGCAGCTTTTACATTGAGATTCCCTACCGCAAGGTTCCTTTTTGCTTCGGTAGAAAGACTCCATCGGCAAAATAACGCTGCATTTCGAGCAGGGCTTTTCAGTAGGCGGAGTATATGGAATCGGGGGATTTAGCTCAAGTTCTTTCTTGCGCCTTTCTCTCTTCGTCTGTACGTTGATCTGTATCAGGCAAGATTTGCATTTGGAGCCATGCCGTCTCCCGCGAAATGTGTAATAGTCGCCTTCCGGTTTGGGAACAGAGCAAACAGTGCAGACGATCGTTTTATCGCTAGAAGGTTTCTCGCAGTCAAGGCCGAGTGAAAGCTGTACAATATTCATGGCTGAACCTACTGATACTAGGCTTGGCGTCGAACCCTTGAGATTGGCCTCTCAAGGGTTCATTCGTGCTTATTGTAACATAAGCCATACGTAATTGTTAAGAAATGTCAAAAACGGCGAAGGCCGGGCATACCGCCAAACGGAAGCACCGCATTCCTGCCAAAACGCTTCGTGCAGGCGGTGAGGGTCTTGGCGCACACATCCTGAGCCGGATCAAGGGTGCGCCGATTGTCGATCGTGTATCTTGCCGCCCCTGAGTAAGAACACTCAGCCCCGCGATAAATCCAAGGGCAATTCGGTAGGGCGTGTCGTGCGGGAACTGACTCCTCCACGAAATCAATCGGCGCGGCAAGTTCAAACTCGATCGCCTGTCCGGGAATCTCCTGAGTCCGCTGAGAGACAGTAAAGCTGTCCATCGCCTTGATCGCGGTTGGATCAGCGGTGGGCTGTCCGTCGAGGTATCGCTTGAGGGTAGAGCGCAAGGTGAGCTTCGCGCCCTCAATCCCGCCGTAGAAGTAGACAAGGCCGGAGATAATTTTGCTCGTGTCTCCTACCGTCAGCCGAGGCCGGGGCAACGAACCTTCCCCGGTGTACTGCAAGCCTTCAATACCGCACTCGATCGGAATATAGGAGACACCGCCGAAGCTGACGCCCAGGTTATTGCAGAAACTAAACGTCTCGTAGGGCGATGCGGGGTTATACCGGATAACTCAAACAGGATAATCTCAGCATCATGCGCGAGAGATTGCAGATCGGCAATAATCGGCATGACTAACCTACCCCCAGGCGAAACACCTGCTCAAACTTGGCCTGAAAGCTCCAGCCGTTCACGCCCAGCCATGTCCAATTCCAGCTTTCACAGATATAAGCCACGGCTGAACCCTGCACCGTGAACGGCTCGATTCCTTTTCGCGCTTGCAAGAAAGCTTCAACTGTGGCGCGATCGGTAACGTTGACCGCGACATCCCAAGCCTGCGAAACCGAGTTAATCCCGTCCCGCGCTCTGCCCTCAACGCCACCTTTGCCAATTTTGTTGCGAAAGTTGGCGGCGGTGAAGCTGATTGAGTTCCCCCAGGTTGGCATCAAAGGAATTACGGGCAAAGGCATGAGTTCGGGTTGACTTGCGCTTAAGCTGAAGCTAAGCAAAGTCTAGTATCCTGCGGCAGAAGGAAGGACGGAATGACGGAAAATCGTGAGCAGGAGCAAATTCGGGTACTCGAAGAGAGACTTGGGGAACTAGAAAGAATCACCCTAGAAGATCGAGAAGCAAGGTTTCAGGGCATCGAGCGCAACCTGCGAACGGTTCAGCGGCAGGAGCGGCGACAACAAGGCTTACTCCTGAGCTTGGCGGTGGCGACACTGGTCGGGCTGGCGGGGATGAAATATCAGGACGGCAAGTTCTCCTGGTTGTTGGACACAGAAAAAACGCGAGAGCTAGTTGAGCTTCTCGCGCCAATTGTTTCTACGTTAGGCGTGGGGGCGGGTTTGACGATGGCGGTTCGATCGACCAAAGACCCGAAGCCTTCAGCACCCGAACCCGCCGAAGACCCAGAAGCCTAAACCGACATCTTGGCGGGAGATGCCGGGACAACCTTCCACCCCTGCTTGAAAAGATACTGATAGGCGGCGTACCCCAAAGAATGCGATGCCAGGTTGTCAGTCTGCGGGATCACTCCGGTCTTGGCAATCAGATCAATTTGCAGCGCAGATCTTTCATTGACTCCCTGCTTCTCCGCTTCCACCGCTCCGGGATGCGTCCAAAACGGCTCCCATTCGTAGGCAGGATCTAGTCGCCAGTGCAGAATCTTGCGCGAGTCGGTGTTTTCGTATCCCTTCAACGGCTTCCAGCAAAGTTGTCCAGGCATACTTTCTCCTAAGCTTAGGTTTAGGCCAACAGCGAATAAAAAAAACGGGGTCTAGAATTCGTCTTCAGGTGTGGTTTCCGGCTCCCAGACTTCCAGTAGCTTGCAACCTTGAAACCGAGCGTTGGCAAGCTCTTGAATCTGCTCTACCCAGCTTTCGCGATCAACAAGTAGCCGGATCTTGATCTGATGGGCGTCGTCTTTGTGTTGCAGCTTAGCATACACAATTCGGGTCAACTCGTCAGGAATCCCCTCGGTGCTGGGGTGAACAAAGATGATTTGGTGATAGCGGCAGTCGAACGTCTTGATTGCTGTAAACATTTGGTGTTCAAATCCTACTGTTGATGTTGCGTTACAAAGAATCTGGAGCTAGCTCAATCTCTTCCGATGCTTCAGCTAGCTCCTCAATCAAAATCGAAATCCAAACTAGGGGATCTAAATTCTGAGGCATACCAAACCTTACATCCTGCCTAATCCGTTCTTGCTTGATCTCCTGTTCAATCTCAAGATTTACGTCCACCTCAGACCGCCCCTGCGAAAGCCGAAGATCAGTCAGCGCGGCGATTGCAGATGCCGCTACCTGAATCAATTCTGTTTCGTAGTTTGCCGAAGTTTGCCGCTGGTAGTGCAAATTCAAGTCCGGGGAATCTCGCACTTCTCTAGCAGCTTGTCCTAACTCTGAGAGTTGCTTGCTCAATTCTTCAATCTCCATCAGACCTCCAAGAAAATATCAATGTACTGAGCTTCTTTTGTCGGCGCTTTTTCCCAAGCCGATTCGATGTGCTGAATTACGGTCAGGTTGTCATCGCGCATAATCCCGGCCTTGACCATTGCATCCTCAACCGCTTTGAACAAATTGGAGAGGTCATAGCGCCTGTCCCACCCGTAGAACTGCATTGAGAGCTTCTTGATCCACTGAAGGGTTTCTTTCCAGTCCAGGCCGCTCCGCATTCTTGAGCAGCTTGTCTTTTCCAGTTTCGATAGGCGGGCTTGTAGTAGGCCACGCCCCGGCTCACCTGCGCCCGCTGGCAGGGATAAGGAGGTAGATGCAACCGGATGTGAATGCGATCGTCAGGCATTTAGTTTGAACGGGATCTCTCTGCAATGATTTGCTTGGCGTAGATAAGAGCCTCAATCTTGCGATTAAGCTCGATGCGCTGCTTTTTCAAGGCTTCAATTTCAGCATCCAGCACACTATCAGCACTTAAAACAGATTCGATCGAGTTTTCAACTTCCTCGAAAGCTTCAGTGTCAGAATCATCAGAAGCAGATTTTTTGATGACGGGTTTATTGATTTCTATTCCAGCCATCGCAAAAATAGCCGTGTGATGTGTCGCCTTGATTCTGATCTCATTATTAGATCTCCAGCGATATCTTTGCTTCCTAGCAGCAAAAACACAATCGCTTGAGGAGGCCAAAGCGCAACAACCGAGGTTCGCTGAACTTCAAGATGCTCTGAGATTCTTTTGAGATGATCCTTGTCTGTGATTAACTCTACGCCCAGCTTTTCAAAATAGTCTCTCAAAAAAGTCTGATAGCTAGACACCCACTTCCGATCGAGACTGAACACGGTAGCAAGTAGCCCAGGAGTAGTGCAAGGCCGACCTTTGTGAACGATCGTCTTGAGGCCATCACCGCCCACCGCCCGCAGGATATGACGGGCATACGCAGTTGATTCCTCGTCCATACGAGCCAACTTTACCAGCTTGCCGTTTGGAGGCAGATCGCTATTCATTTGAGGCTGAGAAGATTCTTGAATAGTGATCTGCCGCCCGTTGCCGTTTGTTGTTTTCTCTTCTGGCTTCAAGAGACTGGAGAGAGACTGCAAGCCTTTGTAGTTGCTCATAATTTAATTCTGTGAATGGTGTTTTTTGCTTCTTGACCCACTTTATGATCGACTCGTGCTTCCAACTCATTCCCAACAAAAGCAGCATCGAATTAACGATAACCCGCTGATTTTGAGTAGCCAGCGGCAAGCTTTCCCAACGCGATTCAAGAGTATCGTGCAACTCTTGAAGTTGCTCATCCTCGAACAAGCTCAAGCTTTCAGGAAAGTTTTTGCTACGACAAAGAGACTGGAAGAAAATATCTTCTTGCGTCACTCCGAAACAGGTCATGTAGATCTGAATCTCGGCAAGCAAATTGATATTTTGTTGAGCTTTGTTGGAAGCTTTGACTGTGAGTGTCATGATGTAAACCTAGCGAAACTACTTGATTTTGTCAAGACAAATCTAGAGACAAGCTTAGGAGTAAGCTGCTAAAGGTTAAAAATCTTCATCGTCTTCAAACAGAGCAGCGTTAATCTCCTCGTCAGACAGCGGTAGCGGGGCTGTGTCTTCTTCTCCCAATACCGTCACCTCGACAGGAACAGTAATCTCCTCTACCAGTGCGGGCGCAGGCTGAGGACGCGATTGCAGTCGATCGCTCCACTCTGGGCGAGAGCTTTGAGCGAGGTTCCTGAACCTGCCAAACTGCGGCTCAAACAGTAAGCGTACGGTTCCGGTTTCGCCTGAGCGGTTCTTGAGGTTGATCAGTTCGGCAATGCCGCGATCGGTCGTCTCAGGGTTGTAGTATTCATCTCGGTACAGCGCCCAAATGTGATGAGCGTCTTCTTCCACCAGTCCAGACTGTCTGCCGTCAGACATCAGCGGACGCTTGTCGTTGCGTGTTTCAACGTTACGGTTAAGCTGCTGAAGCAGGATGACATGAATTTTGAGTTCACGAGCCAGCGCTACCAAGCCTTTCGTGATCTTGCCTGAATCCCTGGTCGGGTCATCAGAGGACTGGAGCATATACTGCAAGTGATCGATGATCAGCACGCTCAAGCCGTTCTCTTCACGCGCCAACTTACGAGCCTTGGCACGGATGATTTCGATCGTTGAGAACCTATCCGTCACATACAGCGGCAAGCTGGTAATGCGATCGAGGGAAACTAAGATGCGCTCCAGTTCGGGGGGCGGTACGTTGCCGGATTCGATTTGCTTCGAGTTGATCTGAGCTTCGGTAGAAACCAGTCGGGTGAAGATATCTTCTTCTGGCATCTCCAGCGAGAAGAATGCGGCTGTCTTTCTCGAAAGTCGAGCGGCGTTCTTCAAGATGTTGAGCGCCAATGCGGTTTTGCCTTGTCCCGGTCGTCCCATCAAAATCGTCAGGCGTCCCGACATCAAGCCATTCGTCATGGCGTCCAGGTCGTAGAAGTCGGTCGGTGTTGCCGCAACACTCTCACCGTTAATTCTCTCTTCAAGCTGTGCATACCAGCGGGTTGCCAATCCCCCGATCATCTCGTCTTCGGCAGCTTCTTGCTGAGTGCAAAGCTGATGCACTTTTGCGTCAGCCAAGTTGAGCGCTTCCTCCAGGTCATCGGCCTGATAGCCCAGTTGCACCAATTCGTTGCCGACGCGAATCATCTCTCGGAATCGGAAAAGTTTGGCGATAATTTTGGCGTGGAGGTCAACGTTGACCGTACTGAGACAGCGCTCGTGCAGCATTGCAAGCTTTGATCGCCCGCCGACGCGATCCAGTTTCCCGATCGCTTCTAGATGCCTGGAGGCAGTGATCAAGTCGATCACCTCATCCCGGCTATACATGCCCAAGAGTTCGCGATAGATCTCCTGATGGGCACTGATGTAAAAGTGCTGCGGCTGCAGCACTTCGACCACGCGATCGAAGCAGTCCGACTGAAATAACAGCGCACCCAGAACGCTTTCCTCAGCCTCGATGTTTTGCGGTGGCAGGCGTTCTTCGGTAGCTCGTGAAAATGGAACAACAGCAGCGGAGTTCATGTGAGAGGTCGAAGTAACGGAACTGATCTCGTCTTAATCGTAATCCGAAAAAATGTCAAGACTAAATCAAGATGGCGGCGGTCGGTTATTTCTTCGGGGCGAACTTAGCTCTAAAATCCTTTCCAAACGACGCTAGCCGTTGTTTCGTCTCTTCCGACACGACACGCTCCGCAGGCGGCTCAGCGGGCGATTCTGACGGGGTAGGGGCGATGGCTTGAGCGGCGAGGCGTTGTTGAGTCTCAGCGGCCTTACGCTTAAGCTCAAGACCTCTATCCCAACGAAGTTCGATCGCTCTCCAGTCGTGCTTATTGATGTACCCGCCAATGCTGTTTTTCGCGTCACCTTCTTCGTGGGGAAGGTTGTACTTCTTCAGATGCTCAATCTGAGCTTTCACTACCCAAGGATCAAAGTCGTTTCGCTTCTGACCCACCCAAACTTGACCGTACCCCGCCGCTACCAAGTCTGGGTAAGGATGACCGGGAGTTGATGTTCTCGTCTTAAACCTGTCCTCGAATCGAGCCGCAGAACTGTAGCGAGAATCGTAACTTGTAGTCGGAGTGACTTCGTTTTTCGCCGCCGCGCCCTTTTGATCACCACAGACAGCCTTTGAACTTGACACGAGAGGAGGTGTTTGTGTGTTGTCGGGTGGGGGAGTATCTTTCGCATTCGGTTCCGGTGGCTGTTGTTCTGGCTGTTCCAGTTCGGTTGGAGAAAACGGCTGTTCGCTTCTTTCTTTCTTTATTGGAGAACCTTCAGAATGGAGAACCTTAAGAGGGAGTACCTTTGGGTTATCCCCGTTAACCCCCCCGGTTATCCCCGTTAACCCCCCCCGGTTATCCCCGTTAACCGTCTCAGTGTCGATCGGAGGGTTATCCCCGTTAACCCCCCCGGTTATCCCCGTTAACCGCTTCTTCCGTTCCTTGCCAGGATTGCCTTTACGAACGTTGCAGTTTTCGAGCGGAGTTTCGGGTTTATTCCAGCCTGACTCGGTTAGGTGATAGATGTTGACGTGATTCGTGCCGTCTTCTCTCTTGCGAGTTTCTTTGTAAATCAGCCCAAAAGCGATTAGCTCATTAATCGCTGCAATCGCCTTGGCCTTGAGCGAAGCCGCAGAGGAGTTCGGGTAGGAACCTCTGAAGCACTGCTCGCCAATGCTGGCGTAGCTGGGGAAAGCGGTGTTGTTTGTTCCGGCTCTCCTCGCCAGATGCCCGTAGACCCGGAACGCTTCGATCGTCAAATTCAGATCGTCAATATCTGACTTGAGGAAAATGGGAACCTTGCGCGATTCCTGAAGGCGATCGTTCCCGTTTTGCTCTGACATGATTTACTCCTGTTAACTTACTCGTAAGCTGAACAACGCTCGAAAGACTTCTTTTCTTGCTTGCGCCTAGACAGATTAAGCGCTAAAATAAACGAATCGGAGGCACCACACGCTTCAACAACCAGGCGAGTAGCTTAATTGCTCAGATGCCTTGATTGCTCGGAGGTGCTGGACTTCTGGGATTGGTGGTAGTTGACTTGCTTTGTAAAAAGGGCGTCGTGACTGTGAGAGGTCAAACAACGGCGCTCTTTTTGTTTGGCTGTTTTCGCGCTTACCTGTCTTTCGAGCTACCCTGATTCTACCCGACAGATTAAGATTAAGCTAGTCGTCACGGAATGCTTAATTTTGACATGGGAAAACGCAAAACTCCTATTGCAGCCCTGATTGAAACTGCCGATAATTTCGATCGCTACGGCACGAGCTACCCAGATCAAGAAGCGATCCGCAACAGGCGAAGACACGAAAAGCAGAGCAGAGATGCAGGGCTAGACTCGGAACTCGATCGAGATCACCTGCCCATCGCGAATTAAGATTTTTGAGATATACAGCCGAAAGGCCATTTGCAAATCGGTGGGGCTAAGCTGCTTCCAGTACTCTTCTTTCCGCCCCACCCGAATCAGCATTTCCCGCAATTCAGTATTTTCGGGTATCGCTTGAGTCTTCTTGATTTGAGTGCGTAGCTGGGTAATCTTGCGGGCAAATAGCCCGTCCTCATCGCCCATCTGCGCGATCATGTTTTGGAGGCTGGCGATGTGCTGCTCCAAGAGTAGCTTTTCGGGGTTCACGTACTCCGCACTGTTGAGGGCGAGAGCGTAATCCGCTAGCTCGATCGACTTTTCACAAAGCTGGCGGATGACCTCTGCTTCAACTTCGGGCAGTTTAATCCCCTTGGCGTCACGCTGATAGCAAGGAAAGCTCTCGATCAAGCTTTGCTGTGTGCGGCAGTAGGCGTAAAAATAGTGCTTCCCTTTGTATGTACTTCTTGCGAGGGTCATGCGATAGCCGCACCTCTCGCAAATCAGCAGGCTCCGCAGCGGATAGACCACGTTCTGATCGGCCTTACTGGTTTGGCGGTTCGTGCCCAAAGAAAGCGCGATTTGCTTCTGCTGCGCGTCACTCAGCAGCTTTTCGTCCGAATGAGTGTGGTAGATAATCTCTCGCCACTGCGCGGCCTTGTTCTTGTAGCTCAGCCGCCCGTAGGGAGTGTGCCCACACAGGACGGGTGAAAGTACCCACCGTGTCAACCCCGCAGGCGTCCAGCGCTTACCAAGCTCCCTGTCAATAACGCGACAAGCCTCGGTCGCATTTCGGGTTTCTTGCAAAATCTCGATCGTCCGAATCGCATCATCGAGCGTGTCAGGGTTGCGGCGATACTGATTTTCTATCCGCACATATCCCCAAGGAATCGAGGCGTTCGCGTGTTTCTGATAGCGGGCATATTCGACGCTTGCTCGAATGCGCTGAGATAGCTCCCGCGATTCTCCCTCGCTGCGAACGCTGGCGTTGGCGAACTCGCTCCAATCATTCGGGTTGCGAAAGTCGAACGGTCGGCCTTTCCTGAGTTCGTATAGCTCTATCCCGGTGCGCTCGAATAGCTTCGCCAGCCAGCCGTTCATTTGCAGATCTCGCGAGATCCGGTCAACCCGCAGGATATACAGGCGATCGATTTGGTTGGCCTCGATCAGTGCTAAGAGCTTCTGAAATTCGGGACGATCGTCCTCGCGTCCCGACTGGATATCGATAAATAGCAGATCATCATCCGGCTCAAACCCGTCAGCCACTACCGCCCGCTCCAGTAGAAAAAGCTGCCGAGTTAGGGCATCCTTATCCTTAGCCTGCTCTTTCTTGCTGACTCGCCCATATCTGGCTACGCGCTTTCTCATAAGCTGTAAGCGGAACGGCTCTAGTATTTTATGCTAATTGAGCTTCCCAAGGCCGGGTATCACTACTCAGAAAAAATAGTGCAAATTTGTACTGAGTAAACTAAGATTGGCTTATATTTTCCCAGTTCAGCAAATGACTTCTCTGCTCTCCACCACTAAAATGCCTGCATCAAGGCCGAGCAACGTCACTCGATCGCCCGCGCCTGCTCCTTATAGGCTGACCGTCTATCGCATCGTCGAACTTCTCTGTGACCCTACGAATCGCGACCAGCTATACAAAGATCACAAAACCAATACTCGCTATAGAGTTGGGTCGATGACCCGCCTCGCGGATCTCTCAGGCGTAGCTAAGAGCGCCTTCGAGCATCTGTTTCGGAGAAGAGAAGAAGGCGTATGGGTCGAGTTGAACCGCCGTACCCTGATCCGATTGACCGCGTTTGTCAACGAGCTTGACCCCCCGCTCGTTGATCCCCTTGACCCGGAACGCCGTCCGATTCGCTTCGATCCGATCGAAGTAGACGGCGAACTTTACGCAGGGTGGGAACGGCTCTCGCATCTTCACGCGGAACTGGCTCCGCCCGAAGAAACGCTGTTGCCCGATCGCCTGCAAAAAAAGCCCGCCGCATCGACGGAAGCCGAGTCGTTTCTGTCACAGTTCCCGCTGTCCCCACAGGAGCGATCTCGCGTTCTCGATTTTATCCGCCAACAATCTTCGCCCGCTCAACCTGTCCAGAGTGCATCTCAGCCCATCTTAGAGCGAGTTCCTAGCCGGGAGGATGCAATGCGTTTAAGTAAACTATCCTCGCTGGTTATTCAGCACATGGACTCTGAGCAGACCGTCTCTGTTGAGGACTATGTTGCGAAACTCCTCAACGAACGAGGCCATTCGACGCCGCAAGAGAAAAAAACGATAATTTCTGGCCTTGAAGATATTCTTTTCAAAAATAAACTCCCCCAAAAAAGCCCGCTCTTAACCTTAAGCCTGCTAGCTGAATTCTTATCAACCGCAGAAGGTGAGCCGTTCGGGGGAGATGTGGATTCGTTGCTAGCGTATTGCGATCTGCCCACTCAGGTCAGACACTCAAACAACCACGCTTAGACCATCGCTCTTGGGGGTGCAACCAGCTTGACAAGTCGCCAAAGCTCGCCGCAAAACGACACAAGGCGAGCTTCGACCTGTCGCTCGCACATCACCCCATCGCTGACCCGCCTCGCTTTGTAATTGATTCGTGCCAGTTTCCCTTGAGCGTCTAAGATCGCCCCGGAAAATCGGCAGAGTTCATCACTTGGAAAGTAGATCCCGTTATTGGTGACGGAGATCATTTCCTGTTTGCAAACTCCCGACGACATTTCAATGCCGTCTGAGAACAAGTAGGGACGATTGTCCCGCATCCGGGTGAAGCTCCCGCTAAGGCCAAATTCAGAAGTATGTCGTCTCAGTTCCGCAAGAACTTGCTCCTCGGAAGTGACTTCAACAAAGCTTGTGAGCGGCATTTTTAGACCTCTTAACTCAAGATTAAGCGGCAGGACTAGTACTCTGTCACCGTACACTAGCCGTACCTTCTTAATCTTGGGATAAAAATCCCCAAGATTGCAAGGGCTGGACGCACTTAAGCGATCGTCTTGTTCAAATAAATAAAAATCGCGATTCATTGCGTATAAATGTTCACGCGAGCGAGCATTTACGATCAGTGTCTCGTCAAATATACTGAGATCGGCTCCTGCGAGTAACCTCTGTAAATCTCTGCTCAAAGATTGCCTTAAAAAGCTGGCTTCGAGCTTGCGGCGGAACTGTAAATTTTTCATGCGAAGCGAAAGGTAAAATTCCCGAACCCGAATCAAGTGTAAGCACGGAGAGGCACAAGGGGAAACACTTCCCCGATTATAGGTGCAACTCTTAATCAGTTTCGGCTAAATCCTAAAGTTTTAGTCCGCTCTGCCTTCGGGTAGATGACAGGGCTTAACAGCGGCTTCTTCTGTTGCTGCTTACGCTTTCTCTCTTCATATTGCGCCTGAATACGAAGCTGGGCTTCATAAAAGTTTAGAAGCTCCTCCGTCCTTTTACGGATATAACCAATGTCGGCATCGAACTTAGCTGTCAGCACTTGGCCTTGGTCGATCATCTCAAGGATCTGTTTGGCAAGTGTCGCCATCTCCTGAAAATTATTGATCCGCTTCGGCCTAAGCCCCAGCAGCGCCTTGTCTAGATGTAAGGCGGGAAGGTGTTTGATGCCGAAATCATAGCTGCCGTCCGATCGACGATAGCGAATCACTTCCCCACATCCAACCATCTGCTCCAAGCGGGTAATCTTTCGTTCCGCTACCTCAACCCCTTCAGGCGGCTTGCCCAAGTAAAGCCAGAGGTGATCGATCCTCCTTGGCTTGTGTTTGTCGTGTAGGTGTGTAAATGGCTGGATCGCCACGTTCTCAAACAGGAAACGGGTCTGCCCGTTCTCCTGCTCCCACCACGTCTCAACAAATCCTTTGTACTGGACTTTGAAGCCCAACCAGTCTTCTAGGGGTCGCATATATTGTTACCTCAACTAACTTAAGCTTATTCTTGACGTAATCACCTAAAAACGTCAAGATGAAATCAAGATTAGATCAAGATTAGATACAAAAAACGCCCCAGGGCAAAGGGGCGAGAAAGTGTAGTCGCAGGTCTAATCTATCACACAGTAGCTTACGCCTAAGCTCAGGAGGAAAAACCGTCATGCCCAAGTCAATCACAAGCGGATCGAAGGAAAGAACCCCCGGTCAGCAAGCCAATATCACCGGAGCTTGGTTCGCCGCTGAGGTGGCGAGATTTATTGAAGGGTGCGGATTCCAGGCTGAAGTCGCCTATCAGACGGAGATGCGCCGACGCGACAATAAGCGCATCGTCCTGTCAGTGTTTATCCGCCCTTGCCCGCTATTCCCGTCCGGGCTGGGCATTGATGCTACCGATCAGCAGGGCGCAGGCAGCGGAGCCGACAAAATTCATGGCAAGGTCTACCACATCTGTACGGGGTGGACTTGTCCCGGCGTCATGATTATTGAGGGCGACAACCGCGACATTACCCCTGCTCGACAGTGGGCAAAAGAACGGGTCGGAGACGATTGGCTCAACCCCAAACATGGGGACAGCAAAAATCTTCTGGGTGTGTTCACGCTGAAGGAATTCAAGCTCTGGCTGATAGACGCCAAGACTTCCGAGAAAGTCAAACCTGCGGTGTTTGAACCGGAATTCGCATACGAACAGGCAACACTTCTTTAGCCGATTTACTCACAGCTACTTAAGGAAAAGATGATGACTACTCAAGATAGATTTGACGAATTCAAGCAGCTAATCACGTCAGACATCCGTAATTCTGACGCCCCGCAGTCCGACTTACTTCGCTCGTTCTTGCTGTTCGGGCTTTTGTTTGAAAAAGGAACTTCGCAAGAACTAGCCGAAGCTAAAGCCTTGATCTCCCAGAACGCCAATCGGTTGCTATGCGTGGAGCCATCAAGCACCGCTGAAGAGAGCTTTCGAGAAGGCTGAAAGCAAGTTATGAGCGGAAAAACAATTCCCCTCTCTCAACTCTGGGAGCCAGATTAATGAAGCATCCGATCGAAATAGAACTGGCTTGGCAAGTCCGACCATTCCCGAAACTTTTCCCCAATCTTGGCTATGAAGGTGAGCCGTTCTTGGGATACCGAGAAATCTACTATGACGGCAAGCACCGTATGTTTGGTTTTTGGTGGCTCTCTATTCACTGGTACATATAAACATGGCTGAAAATTCAATGAGCGAATACCACAAGATTCAAAGTGTTTTCAAGCGCGACCCTGCAACGAGAAACAAGCGGTTTGTGATGTGGGATTATTCCCTGCCCGAATTTGAGTATCTTGCTCACAACCCTTGGGTGGGAACTGAAAAGGTTGACGGGACAAACGTTCGCATTTCCAAGAGCGGTATCTACGGCAAGACTGATAACGCACAAATTCATCAAGGGCTGATTCCTCACCTAATCGATGTTAAGGATCGGGTCATCCGGTCAGAGTTGCCGGATGACACTATTTTGTACGGTGAAGGGTACGGAGCAAAGATTCAGTCAGGCGGTCAATACCTACCTGACAGACAGGCGTTTGTTTTGTTTGACGCCAACATTTCTGGGAATTTTCAGCCGCGATCGAGCGTTCTAGATATTTCGATAAAGCTAGATCTTCCCGTCTGCCCAATCCTTGAAACAATGACGCTAGTAGAGTGGGTGGCGGCGATCGAGGCGGGTAAGTTTCGCGAGTCGATTTTGCATCCTGGCGCGAAAAACGAAGGGGTTGTTTTGCGTCCTGCAACAGAATTAAGAACTCGTGACGGGCATCGCGTTATCACCAAGCTCAAGTTCAAAGATTTTGGCTTGTAATGAAATACACAATCATCCAGCACGACTATAACTACAGCAACAAACCGCCTTACACTAGAGAGTTTTTCTGCACAGGGCATTACTTTGTCTTCGCGGGTAACGCTGTACTCGCATTTTGCTTTTTCACTCCTAAAGCCTGGAAAAGCATTGGCATAAAAACCGAATGGTTAAACAAAAACAAAACAGCATGGGGACTCAATTTGTTTTGGGTTCAAATGTCTTGGATGTCTTGAGGACAAAATAATGGGTAAGGATTCAAAGATCGCTTGGACAACGCACACTTTTAACGCCTGGTACGGTTGCGACGAAGTATCCCCGGCCTGCGATAACTGCTACGCTCGGCTGTTGATGGATGAACGCTATCACAGAGTCAAGTGGGGTAAAGGTCAACCAAGAATTAGAACCAGTGAAAAATACTGGAAACAGCCCTACCAGTGGGACACTGAGGCCAAAGCTCAAGGCGTCCGGCATCGTGTGTTCTCGCTGTCGCTGGGAGACTGGCTGGACGACGAGGTTCCAATCGAGTGGCTAGCCAGTCTCCTTGCTGTTGTCTTCATGACACCTCATCTTGACTGGCTACTGCTTACCAAGCGAATCGAAGACTTTGAAAGCCGGATGTACCAAGTTGTTCGCACGATAGAAGAAGGCACTCCGGCCTGGGTTCTGGCTGAGGACTGGAGGAACGGCCTTCCGCCGCAAAATGTGTGGCTAGGGGTGACAGTTGAGAATCAAGAGATGGCTGACAAGCGTATTCCTTTACTCGCGAATGCTCCTGCCAAAATCCGCTTTTTAAGCTGTGAACCGCTGCTAGAGGGAATCGACCTGAGTAAATTCTTTAACATTTACTCCAGCGGTGAAGGCACGAACAGCTACGCCTCAGATCAGCCCTTCGATCAGGTCATTTTTGGCGGAGAGAGCGGCAGCAATGCTCGACCATTCGATCTAAGTGCAACGCGAAAGATGATCCAGCAATGCAACTCAGCGGGTATCGCAGTCTTTGTTAAGCAACTTGGGCGGCGACCTGTCGAGAATGGGGTGACGCTAAAGCTGAGCGATCGAGAGGGCAAGAACATTGAAGAGTTCCCCGCCGATCTCCAAATTCGTGCGTTTCCTGATCGCGGCTAAACAATCGCTTAAGCTTAAGCAGACCTATTCTGCTTAAGCCGATGACGATTACCGCGACTAAAATCCCCCTACGCCCCGGTCAACCGATCGGGCAAAGAACAGACAAGCTTGCGGCGTCTTGGGCGACAACAGCTTACCTACTGTTTGACCAACAAGCCGCTTGTTGGTATGTGGTGCTGAATAGCAAGGTTCTCTCGGTTCACAACAACGAGACGGCAGGTAAAACCGCGCATAAGAAACTTGTCACCGCTCTGAACGCCCAACTACAGACGGTGATTCAATCCTTGATTAAGACTTGACGCTTCCCCGTAAGTCGGATACGATCAAAAGCGTAGGTAGTTAATCAAGCGAGTCACACGATGCTTTCACCTTTCGCCAAGATCACTACGGCCTTCCGTGCTTCACAGTCTGCCTGTTCTTTATCGTTACCCAAACGCTGCATGAGCGTTGAAGCCTTGGACGCGGTTTATCGTAATGTCGCTACGCCCCTCGGCATGGAGATGATCGTGTTCGATCGTGAGCGCGGCCTGCGCTGCGTCAGCTTCCCGGTCGGGCAAGACGGAACGAGCTTAGACCCGAATAAAGGCGTGGTGTTTAATTCCCACGTCCGGCTAGGGGTAGTCGTAGGCGAAGAGTTTCACCCGCTTGTGCCTTGCAAGCTTTACTCCGAGTCGAACTTTGCAAGCATCCCGACCGGAATGCTTAACGCAGGTGAAACACAACAGATTCGCATGATGGACGGAACGACCTTCACCGATCGCCAGGGTGTGACATGGTGTGAGCTTGACTCAAATCGCTGGGTAGCCGAAACCGTTCCCTTACCCCGATTCGCTGATCCGATGGTCGAAGTGTGGAACTGGATGCGAACCTATCTCTCTCCGGCAACAGGCGGGCGGGTGTTATTCGTTTTGAACGGAATCCACCCATACCTTGAAGGGCAGTTTGGCGATAGCGATTTCGGGCAGGTTATCAAGCAAGGTCTGCTCAACGTAGCAGAAGACCTGAAGCTTTCACATAAGCGCGTTCTGATCTTAGGTGAGCAAGTCACACTCGATCGCAGCTTTAACGGAATGGTTGAATCGGCCTCACTCTCACTGCCTTCTGTGCGGGAGTTCGCTACGCGCCTGCCGCTAATCTTGAAAGATTTGAATTCCAGCTTTGAGCAAGCGCGACTGCGTAAAGAGTTTGAAGGCAAGCATGAGGAAGCTCTTGCTCTGACGCTCAAGGTTTCTCTCACACCCGAACAGGAGTTGACCTTGTGCCACAAGGCCAGTGGCCTCAGCTTGGAAGAATTCGCCTATGTAATTCGGTTAGACGCTACTTCGCGTTACCGCATTGACGAGCAAACAATCAGCTTAATCGAGCAGAAACAGCTTGAGAGCTTCCGCGCCAACAAGCTTGACGTGATTGACCTGTCAGGTGAAGACGTTCCGGCTGGACTGGAATCTTTCAAGCAATGGGTTGCAGATCGCAAAGATCTCTTCTGGGCTTCGGTTGCCGAAGATCGCGATCCTGATGAGATGGACATTCCCGCGCCGAAAGGCTGTCTACTCCTGGGGCTTCCCGGCACAGGTAAAAGCGCGATGTCGAAGGGACTCGCCCTACTTTGGGGACTGCCTCTCGTGCGGCTGAACCTTCCGGCAATGAAAGATAGTTTCGTAGGCCAAACCACGAAAAATATCCGCGCGGCACTGGATGCGGTTGAAGGTGGTGGTACGCCGAAGATTTTGTGGGTTGACGAAATCGACAAGGCCGCTGCCGGAGCCGCCTCCGACTATCAGGGCGATAGCGGTACAAGCAAGGAGTTAATAGGGGAGTTCCTGACCTGGATGCAGGAGAAGCAATCGCCTGTCTTTGTGATAATGACGGCGAACGATATCTCTAAGCTCGAAGCCGCCCACCCGGAACTGTTTAGAGCCGGACGCCTTGACGCAACCTTCTTTGTTGATCTGCCGAACGCCACCGAGCGCGAAGCGATTTTGAGTCTCTACCTGTCAAAGCAAGGCTGCAAGCTCAGCGAAAAAGACATGGCGACGTTGGTGGCGAAGACGGAGACATTCGTCGGCTCTGAAATCGAGCAGCTAGTTAAGGACGCGATGATCGTCGCCGCTCGGAACGGTCGCCGCAAAAAAGGTGAGCTGCACCTGGGCGATCTGCTCCTCGCTCGCGAAACCATTCGCCCGATCGCCGCCAAGATGGGCGTCAAAGTTGCCGAGCTACAGAGTTGGGCGAGAGACAACGCAATCAGCGCCTCTCTGCCTGATGTTTCTTTGCCTGCGAAACAGAGCAGCCGTCAACCTGTCGCCGTTACCGAACCGGACAACCTGCTGCTGTAGGTCGAGCGTGTCGGGCAGGGTGCATCTACTTGAAACTCACATCATTATCAGGAGATAAAAAAACATGGCTTTTCCTACCTGCCCTCACTGCGGTAAAAACGATACTCGTGTTATTCAAAGTGTCAGGCTTGAAGGCTGGCGTCGATTCAAATGTCGGAGCCAAGGCTGTCTAAAGTCTTTCAAGCGAGCGTGGGAATTGGACGGCGATCTAAAAGGCAATAGCAGACTTGCCCTGACACCAAGACCCGCTAATGCAAAATCTCGCATGAACCAAATTACGGCGTTCCCTAAAGCGCCTCGTTCAGACGGCGATGAGGTGCAGCCAGTTCGCGATCGAATTATTTTCGCCTTCCAGCACCAGACTAATTTAACGATGGATCAAATCAAGAAAGCTGTTCCCGCTACCTACAAAGTATTCGATCAAGCTTTTGAGCAACTTCTACGCGAGGGTGAAATCAGCCTAGCCAATAAAGGGTTTCCAAAACTTTACCGCTGCAACAATATTCAGTCGCGAAAGTCGAGCTAGATATGGCGCTAGAAATTCGCTCAGCTATACGATTCTTGATCCGAGATCTTGTCAAAGCAGACGGAAGGTTTCGCCGTATTCAGCAATGGCTACCTTGCTACTGCTTTCCTCGACTTGTCGCCTTGATCTGGCTAATTCCCGAAGTCCAGTATTTCCTCGTTGATGAACTGCTGGAAAAGTTTCTCGGCCTGTCTCGCCGCCTGATCCTGGAAAGCGATGAAACGGTGGGAGATGAGTTTCAAGCACGGCTCGATCGCACGTTCTCGCAATTAATGCAATTGACGACTAACTTGCGACTGCGAGAGCAAAAGCCCAGCGTCATCTATGCGGGTGCGGAGCCGTTGTTTATATGGCTTTCAGAACCGCACCCCGAATTCTACCACTACGAACTTTATCATGTTATGGTGAAAGTGTTGGGGATGAATCAAGTAGAGGACTCATGAGCAGCATTAAAAAATGGGGCGGAACAAGGGTCGCCTCTCCGGGCAAAGCGTTAGGCCGTCCACCGATCGGCGGGCGTGAAATCTGCGTCAGGATCATGCCTTGGCTAATCATGGCATTTAGCTTGAAACAGAAAGATCGCCGCAAACCGGATGCTGCACGAATTAAAGAAGCACTGTTCAAAGCAGTCTTGTTCGTCAAGTCCAACCCCGACGACCCGATCGCCAAACTTCAGCCCAGCCGCACGCCCTACGGGGCAAAGCAAAAAGGTTGGCATCCGAGCGTGACGATGACAAATATCTGGTTCGCCCCGCATTTACTTGCCGCGCTGGAGTCGGTTCGGCAAAGTTTTGAGGACGGCGAGAAAGAGGATGACTCCCACTTGATTAGACGGTTGTTGACTGTTGCCGCCGCGCTCGAAGGAGCGGTAGAAGGTAGCGATCCTCTACCGGAGTTCTCACAGTACGCGAACGCCGCCCCGGACGACAATGGTGAGGGAGTGGATGATCCGGAGGACGTGAAAATCCTCCAGCGGCGTCACGTCAAGCACAGCACCACCCCTCGCCAACACCGCCGACAGTAACGCCCCACAAGTTTCTCTCCTGCTGCGTCCCCCTACGAAACTAGGGGGATTTTTTTATTGACGCTTTCGCGTAAGCTAGTGTAATATGTAAAGTATAAATCAAGTTGAAGGAGAACAGCGGTGGCTAAGCTCGACATGGCGGACGTGGTAACACTGGCAAGCGCAGAGGGAACGGGGCTAAGCAAAAAACTCAGCACGGTACTGGTTGAGACGACGATTAGCATCAGGGTAGGCTTCGGCGCAATCAAGCTGCCGAGCAGCGACTTGAAGGGAAGCGAATACCTGTCAAAGGTGTACGCCGCAAATGGTGTAAAGTCCAACGATTCGATTCAAATCTACGAAGCTCAAGGCATCGACCCCGAAAGCGGTAAGGTTGTCACTTTAAGCCCAGCCTGGGCAAAGAACAAGCTCACCGCAAGCGCCCAAGAAATACAAGAAGCCTATTCAATCGGCGGCAAGCTCTACTCGCAAGAAGACTTTCCTAAAGTCAATCAACAGATCGAGCAGATGATCGAGCGGTCTGAGCGGCTACTTGAAACCCTGCTTCTCCCTGTGAACTGGAATGCCGCTGAAGCGACTTATCAAGAGAAGGTATCGAACATTTTTGCCGCACTAGCTCAGGAGTCGGCACTGGAGCGCGATCGACTCATCACCGCTGATCCACTTTGCGCGGATGAGGCGCACAGAGCGCATGAGGAGCGGCTTGAGGGCTACGACCGTAAGCGCTGTCGGATGCTCAACAAGTTCCCCACGCCCGAAGAGTTCCGCAAGAAATTTAAGGTGTCCAACAGCGAACCGATTGTGCGCGGTTCTGTGATTGGCGCGGTTTCTCAAAGTGCTGACGCCGTAAAACACTTGGCGGAAATTGAAACCGCTCAAGGTGATTTAGCCTTTGCTCGTGCAGTTTCAGAGGCGCGAAATCGGGCGCTGGAAGATTTCAAGCAGGCGACACAGGAGCGCATCGAAACCCTGCACGATGAGTTCAGCGAACATATCCTCAATGCCCTGAAATCACTAGATGGCCTGGGCGCGAAAGAAATTTCCAACAAGGCCAAGAACGCCCTCGACTTTCAGCTAACCCGCTGCGAAGCGATTCTCAACCTGCTTGCCGGACTATCACAGTTTGAACCTGACCTGACCAAGCCGCAAACCGATTCGCAAACGGCGATCGAAGCGATGGCAGGAATTCAGGACTTGACGAGCAAGCTGCGGCAGGGCTTCGAGGACTCCAGTAACTCTCGTGAACAATGTCAGGCTCAACTGCAAGCCTTCCGCCGCAGCCTCGCCCAAACGATAAATGTCATCCATCAGGGAGAAGGAACACAAGCTCTGGCGGAATGGTGCTTACTTGATCAGGGTGAAGCGCCGATCGTCGCCTCTGCCGCTCCTGCTCAAGAGGTTCTGATTGATACGCAGACCTCTAACCCCACGCCCGCTGCAACGCCTTCTAGCGCCGTTGAACTCCTGATCTAGATTCTTAAAAAAATACGAGGGCGATCGAATCAACCGATCGCCCTCGTATTTTCACCAAGTAGTTTTTAGGTGCTTTGGTTGTATATCTGTAGCTGCCTGAATCTTTCTCGAATCGCTTCGACCACAGTTTTCGCCATATCTGCATCGTACTTGTCTAACATTTGTCTTCCAAACAAGCCGTCTTCTTCTTTCAATAACTGCACGAAAATCTCTTTAGCTCTTGACCGCGCATCATTAGCTTCAAGTTCGCGCAGGAGAAAAACAATCAGGTACTCTAATGCGTTGATTTCTCTGTTTCTAGATTTAATCTCCTGGTTTTTCCGCTTCAGCTTCTCATTGAGTTCAATGATGGTATATCCACGAGACTCTTCCTTTTTGGCTCTGAGTTCTTCCTCCCTGGCTTTAGCTTGTTGTGTGCGCTTCAACCCTTCCAAATAAACAATATTGCGCTCAATTCGAGATCTGGATTCAGCCTCTTTATTGACTTTATATACAGCGTCATCTGTTTCAATGCCCACCTTACGATTATTTCTAAGCTCACCAAGTCTTGCTTTGATTACTTCGTCCTTGATAGCAAGATCGGCTTGAGCTTGAAATACTTCGGCGTCTGAGGCATGAGAGTAATAGACTCGACGTTCTTCAATCCAGTCAGCTAAGTTTTTCATTGTGTGTGCTTTTTCGGTCGTTGCAGCACTGGGACTTGTACTGCTGAAACCAAGTCTAACACTATTTTCTTATCCGGCTTGACACTTATCTGTAAGTCGCTTAAGATAATGTGTAGGTAGTAAATCAAGTGAGGTTTCTGATGTCACACTTCGCAAAAGTCAAGCTAAAGGCTTCTCTCGAATTGGTTCGCTCCACGCTTAACGCGATGGGATTGAGCTACACAGAGCATCCGCAAGGTAAACAGATGGCTTTTAACCCTGCCTGGGGCGAGCAAATTCACATCGCTCACCTCATTATTGACCGCGAATCTCTGAGAAGTCGATCGGGTGGGGACTACTACCCCTCAATGGATGTGGGCTTTGTCAAGAACGAAGACAACACATATTCACCAGTGCTAGACGAGTACGTTCTGCGGGGTCATAACCAGAACTTCGGTCAGCAGTTCGCCCTCAAGTACACAGAGCTAGCCGCTGAGCAGCAAGGCTATACCGTAGTGCGTGATTCAGCGGGCAATCCTGTATTTCGAGAAGGCAAGAACGGTGAAAGAACGCTGTCAATCCAGCCCGCCAAGCGAGCCGTAGTGCGCCGATAGGTTCTCAGTTCCGCTGTCAATTCAAGAAAACATCTCATTTACGCCAAGGAAAACATCATGTCAGAGCCAGTAATCGAAATCACGGTCGGGAAAAATGGGGAAATTGTAGTTGACCCGATCGGCTTTCAGGGTAGCGAGTGCGACAAGGCGACCGCTCCTCTGTACGAGGTGTTGGGTGACATCTCAGACCGGGAAAACAAGCCTGAATATTTCTCGATTGATCCCAACAATCGCAGTTCCGCTCAGGCTCGAATTCGCGCATAGGTTCGATGTAATGGGCGGCTGTTGAAGTCGCCCGCAAAACAATCTCAAGCGAAATACTAACGTTCAATGCAGGCGGTCATGCAAACACTTACAACTCCCAAATCTACGGCGCTTCCGTTCACAGAATCATTTGCATTTCAGCATAACGAGCTAATTGAATTTGACGCCGCCAGCTTTCAAGCTTGGGTTGACGAGATGCTACCTCAAGCTGCAAATCTCAAGCCCTGCACTGGCGACAATCCTGACGTAAGCGGTGGCACTGTCGAGCTAGGAAATTTCAAGCTCATGCGGCGAACACTGCCAAAGACTTTTATGCAAACGCATAGCTCTCTTGGCGGTTTTTTCCCAAGTCGCCTCAAGAAGCCAATTGAGCGGCGAAGCACTCTCAAGATTTATCAGGGCGCAAAAGCTGGACAAGTGCAGTTTAGCGACGATGTTCATATTCCTGTCTTGGCGCAACCTCAAGGTGACAGGTGGAAGGTCTGGATGAGCCTCACGCCGATGGAGATTGCAACCTGTCGCGGCGGTGTTAGGAAGGCTTTCGGTCGTGTACTGCTTGGTGGTCTAGGTCTGGGGTGGATGGCTCAACGAATTGCCGAACGAAAGCAGGTTGAGCGAGTGACGATCGTCGAGAGCAATCTTGATGTTCTTCAGTTCTTTGGTCAGCCGCTTGTTGAGAAGTTTGGCGCAAATCGCGTTCAACTTGTTCACGCTGATGTCTGGAAGTATATTGCCGATCGTAATTACGACTGCTACGACAGCTACATCATGGATGTTTGGAGCAGCTACGGGCAGGCCGAGTATTACCCGCCTTTCTGCGATCTCAAGGCGGAGTGCCAGAAGGCGGGTAAGAGAGTTTGGGGCTGGGGCGACGTTAAACACCTACCGGAGTAAAAATCATGCTGACAGGAAACCATGAAAAAATACCAGAGGGCTAAATGATTCCCAAGCATTTAATTTCTAATCGCTGTCCTATTTGCAAAACACCCAAGTTTGGAAGCTCATCTCATCGTTGCCCACCCGTCTTCTACGTCTTGCTTCGGTTCAAGGGAGAGAATGAATTCTTGAACGAGCCGGGGAAGGTTTACGCCCTCAATCCCGAAGAAGCGCTAGAGCGATTTGTCAAGCAGTTTGACAATGACACTGACTACCAAATTGCTTCAGACAATGAGTTTTTAGATGGGTTTGTTTTTACCGAGCGCACCTATAACGAAGCGCAAGAAACCGAGGAAGAAATCAACTGGCTGCAAGTGCCTCATGAATTCTTCGAGGTTGAAGGCTGCATGGTTTCTGATTACGTAATTACCCAAAAGCAGGTGAGTAATGCCCAGCCGTAAGCGCGATCTCTCAAAGATGCCCATTCAACCCTCTCCCTGCCGCACCTGCCCGTTCGAGGGAGAGGAGCCGATCCAACTGGAGCCGGAATCGTTAGCCCGCTATTACAAAAACTTAATAACGTTCCAATCAAGCCATCTTTGCCACAGCGCCAATAACAACAAAATCTGTCGCGGTGGGCGCAATATTCAGCTACGAATTATGTGCCGTAAAAACATAATCGAAGCGCCGACAGATGAAGCTTTCACGAAAGCTATGAATGAATGCAAGGGAGATCAAGACAGTGAGTGACATCGAACCAGTACCGCCGTTTGTGTATGAGCCGATCGATCTGCCTGAAGCCGTTCTCAGAATCTTGCAGATGGCGCAGACAGGCGTTTATCGTCCCGATATTATTGACGCCTTGCGCCCGTACTGCTCGAAGCGCGATATCCTTCGGGCAATTCGCCTCGCCAAAGAGTTCGGCCTGGTTAATATTAGGCAACGTGCCGAAGTCTCGCAGCAGCACGGCTCGTACTATCGGCTTGAGGTTTTCTATATGCCGACTTACGAGGAAGTAAAAATCCACTTGCAAATGATGGGCGAAATTCCTCGCAAAGCGTTTAGTGTCCAGAGAGGGGCGCTCACTCCAGAAGAATTCCAGGACTGGGGTAAATTGGGACGCCGATCGATTGAAGATTACTATCCGCTGCTGCTGGGAACGGCTGGGATTGTCGCCGGGTTTATCTTCGCATTAACCTCGTTGACGGCGCTCTATTTCATTTCCATCGGTGTCGCTGCCGCCTCGTTCAGTATCTATTTCTTCCAGACAAGGAGAGGGCGATGAGGTTAATCTCTTTTGCTGCTTCAGCTTACGCCTGCGGGGTTGTCGCGAAAATGTGCTGGAACGCAGACACGAATTCAGCTAACGCTCAGCTTGCTTGGGCAACCTCAGCAATTGTTGTGCTTTTGATGATGATTCTTTTGGTTGTTACTGACGAGCCTAAAAAATAAGAAAAAGCAATAATGAATGTTGAAGTCACGCCACGCGAAGAACTCATTATTCTCGCGCTCTACGATAAAGAACTCTACGGCCTGGAAATCTCAAAGGCCATAGAACAAGCTAGCAACGAAAAGCTTCGGATGAGCGTTGGCACACTGTACCCTCTCCTACACTCCCTTGAAGACAAAGGACTTATCAAGCCCCGATGGGGTGATGAAGGCCGGGGAGAGCGGAAAGGCGCGAGGCGTTGCTACTACAAGCTCACAGCTAGCGGCGTGGCTACCTTCGAGGCTATTCAATCCTTCCGAGCTAATCTCGTCAATTGGCAGCCAGGCGTTAGTTAGCTCCTCGACAACGAACCGCCGGGGCGCTTCTCCTTCTGAATGGTGGCCTGAATCTGCGATTCCATGATTTGTCTGAAGGCCGGGATATCGACACTGGATTCTTCGCCGCTGACGTTGACGGTGACGGGCACGTTGACATCGCCGCCCCGCTTGCCGCCCGCCGCCATGCCGCTCGTTTGAATGCGAGGAGCGCTCATGCCCACTGTGCCGCCGGACTTGAAGTTTAGTACATCGTCCATCCCCAATTCGCGGTAGCGCCGTGCCTGAGCAACCGTTAGAACCTCCTCCCCCGGCGTCAAGGCAGCGAGAACCGCATTGTTCCCTTCTCGCTGCAACGCCTCGCTAATTGCGCCGTAGCCCTTGCGATAGCTGGAGTGATTGAGCGCATCCACTTCGCCGCCTTCAGCAAACCCGCCAATCAGCGAAGCCCCGATATTCAAAATCGTTCCCGCCAATCCTCCACCCAGGCCGCCACCGCCGCCGCCAACCGCCGCGCCCGCCGCCTGCTGTCCCGCGCCGAAGATGCCGCTCAGAACTCCGCCGATCCCGCCGCCGCCCGCCGCTTGTTGCCCCGGCAGGCCACCGCCGCCGCCAAACAGATCCTTCAGCAAGGCGTTGACGGCAAGCTGAGCGAGTTGCGAGAGGATATTCGAGATTAGATCCTTGAACGCTTCACCCGCCGACTTGGAGCCTGTGAGGATGTCATTAAAGAACTGCCCTAGCGATTCCTGTCCGATCGTCTCAAGCGTCTCCCCCAAGTCTTTGAATTGACTGTCGATGTTCTCCAGGTTCAGGGCATTCAGGGTTTCGGCTTCGGATCGAAGTGCTGCAATTTGCTCAGCCGAAAACTGTGTCGATTCTTCGAGCGCGTCAATGCCCGACATCTGCCGCCCGAATCGCTCGTTCTCCTGCTCAAACGCATACTGCTCTCGCACCTGCGCTGCGCCGAAGGTGTCCCGATTGTTTTCGAGATAGGTTGCCGAAGCCTCAACTGTGTCTTGCTGAAGCGTATCCTCAAGCTGTTGCCGTACTTGCTCTAGTCCGGTTTGAGCGATCCGGATTTCGATATCGCGCTGCTGAGTGAGAGCGTCAAGCTGATCGGATAAGTGCGTGGCTTCTTGTTGGGCTAAAGTTAGCTGCTCCGGGTTGAGGTTCAATCCCTGCCCGTCGATCGCCTCCATGTTGTCGCGGATTCGCTTAAGCTGCTCCTCCAGCGGGCGCATTTGCTCAGCGTAACGATCTCCGATGCCCATGATGTCGCCACGAGTCTGAATCACCTGCACCCCAATTTCATTGCCTTCGAGTCCGGCTTGCGCGGCTCGCTCTTGCAGCATCAGGGCTGCACTTTGGCGTAAGCTCTCCGCTCGTTGAAGTGCCTGCTGCTGTGCATAGGCTTCGGTAGCGATGTCATTCTGACGGTCAAACAAGGTTTGCGCGTCGTTGAGTACACCCTGGAAGCGGTTTAGCTCGGTCTGGGTGTTGTTGATGAAGCTGTCTAGACCGGGAATAGCCGACAGCATCTCGGTCGCTTGCGCCTCGATCGTCGCCGGATCAACGCCAAGCTGAGCGGCCTGAGTGCGGAAGTCCTGTACCTGCGTCAGGATTTCGTTCTTCGCTGCTTCTGCTGCGGTAATGGCTTCTTGGGCATCGCGAACACTACGAATCAGGTCGCGGTTTTGGTCTTGGAACTGCCGCTCGCGCTGAACGCCTGCCCGGATGAACTCGGCTGACTGAGTATCGCCCAGCATCTCCAGCGATATATCTTCCTGAGCGCGTTCGTAGTTGAGCGCTTCGTCCTGCATCTCTTCCGCCGATCGCCGCAGTGATGTCATGCGATCCTGCACCATGCGGCGAAGGTTGGCGCTACTGGCACTGTTTTGAGCCGCTAGCCGCTGATCGTAGGACTCAAGCTGATCTGTAAGGGCTTGAGAAGCGACACCTAAACCTTGGTTGACCTGTGTCTGTCCGAAGCGCAACCCCTGATTAACGCCAGGAGCGCCGGGGTACTGAGTCTGAGAGGCCAAGGCCGTAGTCGCGGCAGCATTTCCGGTGACGCCGCTATCCCGCAAGAACTGTTGCGCCCGTTCGTAATGATCGCCCGATTGAAATTTGGGTGCAGCATTGCGTACCGTAGTACCGTTGGAGTCTCTTCTGTTCCAGTAACGCTCTGAGCGTTGCCCGCTAGCACCGCTGAGTAGGCGTGTCGGATGTCGTGTTGTCCGGGTTGGAATCCTCGATCTTGCAGGTAGCGCTCAATCGCGGGCATTTGCTCTGCGATTGACTGATTCCGGCGAATGCCGTAGCGCTGCTGATTGTCCGGCGAAAACTGAATCAAGCCTTGGTAATCGTTGCCGTCACCGCCCATTACGTTCGGGTTGAATGATCCGCCCGACTCCCAACTCATCAAAGCGGCAAACTGATCGACAGGTAAGCCAAGGCGCTGAGCAGCCCCCGCCATCGCTGCGGCTCCGGCAGGGTCAGACCGCACTCGTTCGGCGCGGCTGAGTGTCCCGCCGCGAGGCACGTAGCGCTGTCCTGTTGGTTGAGGCGCGGCTTGAGCGGGTCTAGCAGCTTGCGCGGGAGCAGGCGCAGGCGCAGGTGCAGGAGCTTGCTGAATCGCCTGATTGAAATTAGGCGCTCCTCTTGCCAGTTCTCGTGCGGTTCGATCGCGCATTCCCAGCGCGGCACGGTTTGTTCTACGGCTATCCGGTGCAAAGAAATCCAGCGAAACGTGCGCCCCGGTTGTCGATCCGGTTCGCCCCTGCGTACCCAACACCGTGCCGACACCGACTTGTTGACCCACCTGCACGGCAACCCGATCGAGGTGAGCGTAGAGCATATCAACAAACTCCCCCGTCACCTCATCACGAGCGCGTACAATCACCTGATTGCCGTAGCCTCTGCGTCCGGTGTTGCGGCCTCCCCGCCCCATATTGTTTTCCCAGTTCTGATCCGTCACGGTGCGAACCACCGTACCCGCCGCCACCGCGCCGAACTCTGCTCCCCTCCTGCCGTCTGCTACCACATAATCGAGGCCAGGTTCACCGCTTGCGTCCACTGCTGACGTGACGTGAATCCCCTCAAAGCGGGTCGTTCGCCCTGCCGCCGCCGCTGCGCCCGCTAGAGGAGCGCCCGTTGCTGGCTGTAAACCGCTGAGAAGCTGTTGCGCCTGCATTGCGGTGTCCGCAAACTGATTGTTCGCCGCGAGGCGATTGCGCTGTGCTTCAAGCAGGTTCTTCAGCGGCTCAAATAGCTGCTCGACGAGTTCGGTCATGCCGGAAACAAACTCGCCAAAGTATTTATTACCGATTCCGGTAAGGTTCGTGCTGAGCCTTGTTCGCGCCTGCATCATGACGCGATCGAGGTCGGATTCCTTGATCGACATCGCCACGTCTTGAGCGTTGCGTTCAATGCCCCGGTAGAAGTCGGCTACCTGAGTCGAGACTTCTTTAAGCTGCTGCTGAGCGTCTACTTGAGCTTGGGCGATTTCACCTTGCAGCGAGGTTACATCAATTTGGCGCTGAGAAAGCTGCTCCTGAATGTCAGCCGCAATCAAAAGCTGATCCTTCAGATCTCCGTCCGGCCTTGCGGGGTCGTTGGCGTAGGCGCGAATTTGTGCGGCTCCCGTCCCCGGCGCAATCTCAGCCGTCCTGAGTGCGTTTTGCAGTTCAGCGTTCAGCAGTTGATTTTGCAGCCGCGAAATCTCTTGCTGACTAGCTTGAATCTGTGCGTTCAAGCGTTCCTGATTCGCTCGGTTCTGACGGTCGCCTGCCTGTACTGTGTTCAGTCCTCCAGCCGCTTGCTGTTGCAAGATTTCGGTTTGGTTGGCGGCGGCTTCTTGCTGTAGGCGAGTGTTCGTGTCAGCGGTAACCGCTTTATTTGTTCGTACTCTTGAGTGAGCCGCTGAACGCTTGTAACCGACTGCTGAATCAGCTTGTTTAGGTTCGCCTGTCCTTCCTCAGACGCACCGATCAGATTGTTGACCTGTTCAAGCTGCCGAATTAACGCCTCTTTGTTCTCTGCGTTCTCAGGCGTATCGAATGCCCCTGAACCCAGATCGGCCTCAAGCTGGTCACGAATTTGTTTGAAGCTTTCCAGGTTGGCGGAAACAAGCGCCTGCACTTCCGCGATCGGACGGCTCGCCGTTTCTCGCGCCTGCACCAGATCGTTGCGCTGAGCTTCAAGCTGTCGGCGCATATCGGTATCAGCGGGCGATAGCGCTTGTCGCTGAAGCGAATTCTGGCGTAGTTGAGCATCAATGCGATTAAGGTCTTGGATTTGAGTACCGCCGCGCCCGCCCGCGCCCAGCATCCCGTAAAGACGGCTGAGGGATTCGTTTCCGCCTGTAATCGCGTTGCCCGACTGAATGATCCGATCTTCGGCTTGTTTCTGCGCGTAGGTTCTCAGAGGAGTTTGCAGCCTTCGCTCTCCCTCTCCGAGTACCCCTATCCGGCGCAGCCCCGCATCCGCCAATCCACCGAGCGGATCTGACTGAATTCCGCGCTCAATCATACGCGACAACCCCGCCCCGGCCTCGTCACCCAGCAGCGCCTTGAAGATCCCGCCCGCTGCTGTTTCCTCCATCATCGAAGGAGCTTTGATCGAAGCTAGCGCGTCTTTCGCGTCAGTGAGTGACTTGACAAAGCGGTTCGTTTGCTCGGTGCTTTCGCCAACGCTTTCTTTGTAGCGATCGAGGCGTCCATTAATATCAGTCGCCGCCTGTCCAATTGCGCCGGAAGAATCAGAAATCCCGGTCTTGAATATATGGAACAGGTTGAAGATGGCGGTGATGACAGCGAATTCCAGCGCGACCCGCTTCAGCATCGTCAGCAGTCGGCCTAGAATTGCCGGAATCTTTGCAAACGCCGCTCCTACCAGTTCGGCAACTGCCGGAATCCCCATCAACATCCCGATTAGCTGAGCGAAGCCCTTGACCATGTTGCGAACAATCGCAAAGGTGAGCAGCCCCAATGCCTGGTTGAGGATGTCGGCGTTCTCTCTCACGACCGACATTGCTTCCGCCATCGCATTAAAGCCCAGGTTGCGAACAGGGAGCGCTAAATCCCCGATCGATTCCTGCAACAGCAAAATTTCGTTGTTAAGGCGATTGGTTGCAGACTGAGCCGTATTCGCTGACCCCGCTAATCCTACCGAGGTTTCCGCCGAAAGCTGCTGTGCGAAGCGAGGAATGAACTCCTCTGCTGTCACCTCGCCGCTTTCGACCCGCTTCGAGAATTCTTGAGGAGACATCCCGTAGGATCTTGCCGCAACCCCGATCGACGAAGGCAGCGCTTCAGCGAGTTGTCCGCGCAATTCTTCGAGGCTTAGCTGTGACTTGTCGATCATCTGCTGAAGCGCAACATAAGCATTTTGCTGTCGCTCAGGAGAGACGCCATAAACAGCAGAAGCTTGGTTGACGGCTCCGAAAAGCTGTCGAATCGATTCTCCTTCGAGGCTAGTTCCTTGCGCTGACGCACCTAGACCCGCGAAACCCTGCAAGTTGGTTTCGATATTGGTTCCCAGGTCAGTAGATTGATTTTTGACAAGCGCGATATTTTGAGCGGCTTCGGCGCTGGAGCTACTGGTGAATTTGATCGCCTGTTCCATGCTCTCAAACCGCATCGCCACTTCCATCGAAGCGGTGATGAACTGATCGAGCAACATCAAAATCGGCTTCAGGACAAGCTCGAAGGAGACAAATCCAACCGCCAAGTTTGTAATCAGGCGCGTGTTCTTGAGGATGCCGTCTGCGATTCCGGCGAACGCCCGCCCAACCTTGGGCGCAAACGTCGCCATCTCTTTCATCGCATCGAGTGAATCCAGCATGAACGAGATGCTGCCGCCGATGATCGGGATATTTTCTAGCGGATGCTGAGTGCTGACCTCGAATTCTTGGAACTCACCCAGGTCTTTGCCGAGTTCTTTCAGGCGAGACTGAAAAGCTTTCGCGTAAGTAGAAGCTTGTTCCTTCGCCGCCTGCATAATATTTTGCGGGGACAAGCTTTGAATAAGCTGTTTCGCGCCTGCAAACATACTTGCTCGCGGCGGCGAAGCCATCTTCTCATTGTTAAACGGCTCCAGCCCCGCCCCTTCAAATTCTTGGGGGGAGACGGGATGATTACTGGTTCGCCGCTGTCCCAAGAACCCAAAGAAACGCTCATGAAAGTCAGGCCGACCCAGATACTCCGACAGCTTGTGATTTTGGCCTGCGCCCGACAGCATTTGCAAGGCGGGATCGGGTCTACCAAACTTGCGTACCATTGGGGCGAGCAAGTCCCCTTCTCCCAAGAAAGCTCGAAACTTCTCAGGATCGCTCCCCATCAGGCCGAAGGTTGGAGTCCCAATTCCAACCGCCTTCGACTCTACCCCCATATGTTGAAGAATTTGCTGAGACTCGCGAGCGACATATCCCCCGGCACTGTAGCCCGCAAAATTAACCGGGAGTCCGGTCTGTCGATGTCTCGCAAGACCAACGGCGGCAGCTTCGATCGCGTCGGGGTTGAACGCCTCTAGAACGTTGTGCCTGAACGCTTTGCCGATTACTTCTGCGATGAATTTCCGCTTTTTCGCGAATGAAACGCTCGTGTCAGTGGCGACATTCTCGATATGTTCGATCAAGAAGTCAGTTCCCGCCAGCTTGCCGATGCGCTCCGCGACCGACTTTCCGGTTTTCCCGCGCTGCCCTGCGAATCCGCCGGAAACCACCATGATCGACTTCGCTTGACTGGAGTAATCCCCCATTTGCTTGCCAAGCTCGTTCGCCCGCTTCATCACCATCTCAGCAGATTTCTTTAGCTGAGCCTGCTGCCGTGCCTTCAGCGCCTCGATCGGAGACATCATCTTGACGATGTTTTGCAGCCCCGATGAAATGCTGCTGTAGGCGGAAGCAACCGAGCGTTGAGCGGCCTTGGCGGAATTGGCGATCAGTTCCGCTCCCAACATTCGCGGATCAATTGCGCCCGCCTCGTCGCCATTCAATCCGCCTGGTTTTCTTCTCGCCGCCAGCATTCCGATGAAGCGCTGCTTGAACGAAGCATTCCCGCGCAGTGATTGCTCTTGCTGGTAGATTCGCTCTGTGACAGCGCGAGGCTGATTTTCCGGCTTCGGGGAAGTCCACTCTCGCTTAAGCGAGTTCTCAATTTTGGTGAATTGACCTTTTGCAGCACGAGCAATCGGAGCCTCAAGCCCCTGCTCGATCGCAATTTCGAGCATTGCCCGCCCTTCGGCAATGCCTTCGATAATTTCTTTGCCGACCGCTTCCGCCTCTCCGGTGAGGCCGTCTGCAATTAACGACTTGAGTCGATCGACCTTGCCTTTAATCTGCCCGCTACGTTCTCGAACGATGCGGCGAAGCGATTCGGCGTCAGGGTTGGCTGAGGCAGGCGCGAGTCCTGGTGTTTGAGCCTGTAGCCTCGTGAGCCTTTGCGATTCCCGATAGGCCGCTTCCGCCTCGGTGATTTGCTTCTTGGGGATGACGGGCGCGGCGGTGGCTGGCGAGGTGGGGGGAGTGGGGGGTTTCTCGATTGACTCGATCGAGACGGGCATTGCCCCAGGTACACCAAATACTGACTGCAAATTAGCCAGCAGTTGATTTTTAACGATCTTGTAAACTCGCTCTTGATCGGCGTCAGTGAATCCAATCGTTTTCTCGCCTTCACCCGCATACTTCGCCCCGAACGGCTCCAGTACACCCTCGACCGCCGACCCGCCCAGCGTCGTATTGACAGCGGCAAGGTACTGATATTGTTGTGGGTGAAAAGGAATGGCGGAGTTGTCGAACTGCGGGGCAACCCCAAAGATTTTTTGCAGACTCGCATGAGCCTTGTCGATCTTGGCGATGTCGATTCGATCTGATCCCTGCAAAGCATCAACGATGTCTTGCATGATCTGCTTGAACGCCTTGCCTTCTTCTAGGGCTTTGCCCTTAATGCGCTTACTGACCTCGAATTCTGAAGCGGCATATTCTAGATCGGCCTTCTCCTGAGATTCCCCGTAGGTTTTTCTCAGCTTGCCGTCCTCTGTGACAAAGGCATACTTCCCGGCCTGTAACTCTGATTGTGCCTGAGTATCCCCCTTCAATACGCCCAGCGTTCGCGTCACTGATTCAAACTGCCCGTACATATCGGCGTACATCTTGAACGCCGCAGTACCTTCCTTGCCTTGAAACTCTTTCGCAACCGGAGAGGTATGAGTCCCCAGGAATTTGACCAACTCAGCCTGAGTACCCGGATCAGCCATGAACTGACCCAGGTGATGCGCGACACCTGCGCCGGGGATTACTGCTGTGTTGCGGCTGGGAGCGAGCAATCCAGTCAGGGCGTCAGCGCCCAGCGGTAGCTGCTTCAGCGACTCGTCAAGAATTTTTAGCTGGGCTTTGCTGAGCTTTGAGCGATCGATATGCTTCGTTCCGAACGAAGCCATGTACATCGGATCTTGATCGCCCACGAACGCCTGAAAGTTTTTAGCGCTGGCGGTCTGGGTTAGCCCGTACAGCCCCAATGTCGCGCCGAATCCCTTCGTGTTGGTCGCGCCACCTCGTTCCGCAATAGCTGTCGCTTCTTCGGCGGCAACCGTTCCGCCGGACGTACCCGCGAAAACGAATTTCTTTTCTGGGTATTTTTTCTCGTAGGCGAGACGAGTTGCCTCTAGCTTAATCGCATCGGGGTTATAGCCGGATTCCACCGCCAAGTTCAGAAGCCGATCGATCGGCATCGCCTTGACATCTTCTTCCTTAAGCTCCTGCCCTGTCACCTTAGCGGCGAGTTCAGCCAGTCCTTTGCGAAAGGCGTATAGACCGCCTAGCTCGTCAGAATTGGAGTAGGCGTTCGGAACCGGAATGGTTGCAGTCTTCTCACCCAGAACGTTCTTGAGGACGTTGCGAGCAAAGTAAGTATTTCGACCTCCTTCTTGAAAATCCACGCCGCCCGACATCAGGGCAATCGTCTTGATGTCGTCAGGATTTTCGAGGTCAGGAACTTCAATCTGCTCGGATAGCTGTTTCGCTAGCTCCATTGACTGAGCCAGCATCACCCGCTTGCGAATCCGAAAGGGCTGAGCGCCCGCCCTTAAGCCGACCCCCGCCATCCGCAAGCCCGCTTCTTTGACGCCTTCTACAGAAGGTTCAAAATACTGCCCAATTTTCTCTCTAGCGCGATCGGGTCTGTTGTAGACGTGCAGATCTTCGAGGCTGGAAACGAGGGTGTCTTCAAACTTTTTGATCCCTCTGACAAACTTGCGCGGATTCAGGAAATCATCAACCGCTTTTTGAACGCGCTGAAAATCTTTCGCAACATCGCGCAATCCGCCGCGATAGCCGAGTGCCGCCGCGCCTACCTCTCCGAATCCCTGAGCGCGACCATAGCCCCAACGAGCCGTTGAACGCCCTACTCCGTAGAAGCTTTGGCCTGATTTTTTCTCAACATAATCCCCCATCCCTTTCGCAAAGTCGAAAGAGAAGTGAGTCCCCACCCCTTCAATGAATCCCGTAGTCAGGCCGTCAAAGATTCGACCCGGAACCCCCATGATTTTATCAAGCAGAGATTCTTTGCTTGAAGTGTGAATGATGCGGCTAATTTTTACCGAATCTTCACTTGAGGATTTCTTGTTGTCTTTAAGCTGCTGGAGAACGGCTTCAAGCCGATCGACTACCTCCCCGTTGCCGAGTGGAGCTTGTTGCGGCTGTGTAATCGGTTCAGCATAGTAGGCGGGTTCGGGCACTCGGAACGGTGAGGAACGAGTACGCTGCTGAAGCTCAATATTCTGATAGCAAGACGATCAAGCTCGCTACTGTCGATTTTCAGCGAGATTCCTTCTCTTGACTTGGCTTCAAACCGATCGTATTCAAGGCTGGCCTGGTCAAGCTCGCGATTGTCAACCTTTGGGCGAAGCGGCTTCGCGGCGAATAGATTATTCACCTGATTGAAGTGCTTCGCCTTTAGGTCAAGGTGCTTGTTGAGGTTGGTCAGCGCTCGATCGTCAACCGTTGGCGTGAGGTTTAGTCCCCCGGTACGCTTGAAGCTATTCTCAATCTCGTCCCTACTTGTAAAGCACTACGCCGCGCTTGTTCCAGGTTTATATAAAAGCTGGAGGCGTCTAAACCGAGTTCGAGGACTAATTTGCCCAGGTCAACCGACATACTGCTTTACTCCCAAGGCAAATTAATACTTCCAGTACCGCCGCGCCCCCAGTCAATGTGATAGAAATGCTTGCCAGGGGTGGGGTAGCCGAGGCCAATTCCACCCGCCGAGCTTCCCTTGATCACCCGTAGCAGATCACCAAAGTTGCCGTTGAGCGGATAGGTGTCGAGCGCCCCTGCTTTAGGGTGAAAAGCTGTTCGGCCTGCCGCCGATCTTGCGATTCAAGGCCGGAGGTCGAAAGGCCGAAGTCACCGCCAAGGCCGAGCCGAATTCCTGCCGAATTTCGCCAAAAATCTTCGCGATTTTCAGCATATTTTCGATTTGCTGCTCGGTTTCAGGGATGCGAGTACCGCCATGCGTGAACTCAGCGAAGGTGAGATAGCTGTTGGGGAGAATCCACTCGTTCAGGTGCTTCTCTCCCAGCTTCGGCAAGCGAATCGTCTCGCCTGTTTTCGAGCCTGCTTGAGGCATCGGTTTCAGGTCAGGATTGAACTTCTGCTCGGTGACAGGCTGAGGGCGATCGAGGGTGGCTAGCATCTCAATCGTCTGAGCGCCCAGCTTCGTCGGATGCTCAAGATAGACAGCTTCCTTGAAAGTCGCTAGCGCCTTGAGAGCGCTATCGCCTGCGACCCCGTTTACTTGGTCAAGAGCGAGATAGCCGCCGATCGACAGCATTGATTCAACCCATTGAATCGTTGAGGCGGGGCACTTGGTCAACTCGGTGGGAGTTAGGATTACGGGTTTTTGCATAGCTCATTAATCTCCTCGTCTAGTAAGCGAAACGCGCCAATCACATGAACCGGAACGAGGCCGTTGCCCCTGAGCTTCGTGTAAGTCTCTGCCGTGTAGCGGGAAATTCTCGCCTTATCCTTGGATTCAGTCGAAAACGGCAGTAGATCCTCCCAGTTCATCGCTTTATGCTTTTCCTCTTTTGATAGGAAGCTGTTGAACAAGGCTGACCAACCAATTGCATGAATACGGGTATCAAGGTTGGCCTGCTCTCTCTGCCGTTTTTCCTGAAACTGAATCATCTCGAAGATCAAGCCAATGGGGCAGTCTCCAAAGTTGTCGGCATGAAAGATGGGGTCGGTGATGCCGTAGGACTGGATTCGGGCGTAATATTCTCCCCCACTCGATAACGGGGCTGTTGGCGAAGGATTCAAGCTCAGCGGTTTCTCGCTCGAAGTCTCCGCTGCGGGGGACTTTCCCTCAGCTTCAGCTTCGTCTTCGCCCGCCGCCATACCCAGTTCAGACTGATAGAAGCGGTAGATCGCGTCGATCTGCGGATCTTCGAGTTCGTCTGTGTCGCTCATCGTCCAGCCCGACTGATCTTCTAGCCAAGACATCAACCGTTGGGCGATTTTCTGAGATTCGTTCCCGTCATAGCCGTACTGCGACAGATGACCTGCAAACTCCCGCGCATGATCCATCGAAAGCGTCGGGTTGCGGCTCTCGGTCATGCCGACTTTCTCTTTCCCGGTGTACGGGTCAATCAGGAAGCCCACGTCTTCAGCGTTAAGCAACTGCGGCAGGGGACGAGTGTAAATCCGCTCATCGCCAATCTCAGCAGGCTCCGTCACGTCGATGCGGTGCTGCCCGAACTTAATCACATCTCCGATCGCCAGCGGGAAACGCAACGGCTCAACTGAAATATCGCTAGCTTTCGCGGAAGCTGTTTCGGTGACGGTGACGGCGTAGCCGAGGCGATGCCGGATGAACAGCGTAGCGGCTTTTTTCTTGGCGCTGCTGGAGGCGGCGAGGGTGTAATACTCCTCTTTTTCCTGCGTCGAAAGCCAGTCTTCCATCTCCTCTTGAGCCAAGATCTGAACCCCTTCAACCATGCGGGGCGAGAGCCTTGCGACCGCTTCTTTGAAGTCGATGGCCTTGCTTTGAGCGAGGCGTTTGCCCGCCGTCCGCATCAACACGATTAGCCGTGCCGTGCGCCGATCGGCCTCCTGCAAGTCGGTGGGGTTTTCTTTGGCGACAATCACGCCCCGCTTCAGCAGGTAGATGATGCCGATCTCTTCGTCGCCAATCGGGACGAACTTGGTAGCAGCGGACTTTCCGAACAGGTTGAATTTTTTCATGACTCAAGTAGAAGGAATTAGAAAAACCGGGGAAGCGCTTCCCCGGCGAAGATGTCAGCTTGCCGGAGGAAGTTAGGCTTTCTCGGAAGCTTTCTCAGAAGCTTTTTCGGGTACAAGCTCAACGAGTTTGTCCGCAATCAGGCGATCGGCGGTATCTTGATCGACCTCGAATTTTTCATGAGCCTTGTGTGCCTCGACGCACTGGTTAATCTCGACGAGTGAGGCCATCGCCTTGTCATCGTCGATTGCAAACAGCGAATTGCGAGGATAAACCAAACCACCCTTGAGGTGGTCGGCTACAGGCTGTTCAGCTTTATAGATTTTTTTGAGCGCTTTTACTTGGGGCATAGTCTTAGGTCAAACTCCAGATCGTCGTTTTTTGAGAACAGAACAGTGGCGGTTTCAACTTGGCGGACGCTGGGGGAAATCTTGATCTCTCCGATCAAGCGGCCTAGCGGGTCATAAACTTTCACCCATTCAGCCAGCCCCCCCTGCAAATACGCCAACCCCGTAAGAATCCGGGGTTTGGCGATTTCAGCCTCTACGTCACAGCCCACGAGGTAAATCTGAGCGGCTTCAGAAGCCACGTAATCAAGCTGCATTAGAAGAAGCGGAAGGTACTGGGGACGTAAACGTAGGTTGCGCCCTGTACCTGGAAGGTGGCCTGCACCATGCGTTTGTCCTGCAATTCCCCGGATTCGGGGCCAGCAGTAACAATCGCCACACCTTCGTGACGCTCGCCGTCAGGCATTCTCACGCGGAAGTAAAGCTCTCGGTTGTACTGCGAGTTGTCGCGAAGAATCGAGAGGATTTCATCACCGCCCAAGTCACCCGCAATCTGCTCAAAACTCACGGTCATGGTCTGAGACACGCCCGTAATCGCCTGCTCTTTACCGATACCGGAAAGCAAGGTCGTGGTTTCAATCACCTTGGGTTCAGGAGACGGAACCGGGAACGAAGTACAACCGACCACCGCGAATAGGGCTTCAGTCGTTGCGGTAGTGTTTGGTGCAATTATCGCTGTCAGAGGGGAAACCCGAAGCTGGGTAGCGCCTTGAGGAGAGCGACCGGAAACGATGACGGTCTGAGCGCCAAAGGCTAAGCGCGTCCCCACGTCGATCGTCGTCGGCAGCGCAGAGACGGGAAGAAGGGTCGAGCCGAGCGACAGAGCGCCGGGGTTGTAGGTGAGAACCGTGCCCGACGAGAGCGAGAAGTTGAGGGGGAAGATCGTCAGCGAAGTCGCTCCAGAGGCCGCTGCCGCTGACAGCACGACCGCCGCGCTACCCAAGGTGAGAATCGTACCCGAAGCATAGGCCGCGCCCGTCGCGCCAACGGTGAGCGTCGTTGCGCCGATCGCGGCGTCCGCGCCCAGGGTGATGTTTGCAGCCGAACCTACAGGCGTAACTGCCGTGAGGGTGTAGGTCAGCGGAGAACGAACCCCCAGCGGCAAGCGCCGAACCGATAGCTCGGTGTTGGTTGTGACCTTTACCTGACCGGGATAGTTGAGAACAGTGTTTGACATATTAGGCTTAAGCTCCAGCTAGCTATTGAGAAAAAAGGGGGACAACGAAGCCGTAGGGTGTGCGGTAGACAGGGAGAAGAAAAGAAGCGGTTAGGGCGGTTTCTTTTCGATACGGCAAAACGGTTTCGCGAGCGTTAGGAAACCTGCGGCGAAGCTTGATAAGCGCTTCTTCAAACAGGGCGCAGCCCGACTCGTCTCGGTCAAACTGCACAAGGGTAAGCCGCTGCTGATAGATGGCGTTGGTGAGCTTGGTCGTGTAGCGATCGATATAGAGGTGAATGCCATTACCCCGTTGCGGAGAATCAGGCGGCAATATCCAGATCGCCTTGTCACCGCCGCGAAACGTGCCAAGCTGATCGCTGAGCAGCATTCCCAAGTCATCACGAAAGAAGGTGGCGAAGTTTTCACTGGTGTACATAGATCTCCATCGACTGGGAATTACGCAAATCGCCTGAGTCGGTGATCGTGCGCCAAGTCGGAGATCCGGCCTGATAGATCTTTTCGCCGCGCCCCTCAAAGCCCCAATCGTGGTTATCAATCACGTCTTGAAACTCAGTCGCCATGTATTCCGCCGTGTTGATAAAGGCGTCAGGGATGCTCATGCCCTGCCTGACGTTTCCGGCGACAAGCTGCGGCAGATCGTTTCGACCGATCGCGACATCCGTCCAGGGACGCGCCCAGACGATCTGGCCTCCTGCTGTAACTTCGCCCTCATGCACCGTGACGGCGTGATCGGCGCTGTAGGAATACTGCGCGATGATTTCTTGCGGAATTGCGGGCGGTATCCAGGTTAGTTTCATAGCTCACCTACCATCGCCTTGCTGTCCACGAAACGAAACACTCCCCGAATCGGAACGCCAATTGTGGCAAGCGTGTTCTGCAAGGGATGCCCGATCGTGTCGATCGTGAAATCGCCCTGTACAACCGCTCCGGGCAAGTCTCGCCGTTCAATTTGGGCAACCGCGCCGGGAAGTAGTTCAGCCGGAAGATTCCCGTTGGGCAGTAAGAAGCCTTCCAGGGTTGCATCCAGTTCGGCTAAGCCGCCGTACATTTTGCTAGAGGGAGTCTGTTTAATCGCTTTGACGAAAGCTTCAACCGTGACAGCGCGGGTAACGCGAGTGAGGTTGTGCGTGTTGGGGTCGGGAGCGCCGATCGCTTCTTCGACCTGAAACGTCAACGTCGCGTTGCCGGGAATTGGAATCGGAGGAATGGGCGCGAACATCATGCAGCAAACCCCCTCGGTTGATAGGCTCGCAGGACGGTTAGCGAAACCTCAAGCATCGTTTCGCGGTAGTTGGCGGAAGCGGCAGGTGAATAGCTGACCGAGTACACGCCGTCTACCGTGAATTGCTGTATGCCCTGAGCAAGGCTTGATTGACCTTGCGGCAGGGCGTGAGCGTTCTGAAAGTTGAGGATGTTGGCGACCGCCTGCTTAATTGCTGTGGCCTCAGTGGAATCGGGTGGGTGAAACGCGAATCCCGAAGAGTAGGTAATCTTGACTTGAAAGTTGCCCCGGCCTGACTCCATTCCGCTTCTAAGAGCGGGATAGCTGCCAGAAGCCATCCCCGCTAAAACTTGAACTTGCCCCAGGTTTTCGTCGATCTCGTACTGGTCGGCTGTGAGCGTAGTCCAGCTTGAAGCTGGAATGTCGCGCCCAAAGTTTTGATAGTGCGGTTCGCGAATTTTAATAACCGGAGCCGGATCGGTGAGCAAGGGATAGTTGTTCACCATGAACGTGCGATCAGCGCCCGCCGCCGTGTGAGTTTCGCTGAAGCTCCGCACCTCTAGAGGACGGTTCGCGCCTTTAGGCGATTCAGCCAGCATTTGAGCCGATCGAATCGCCACGTTCAGCCCTTCCCCCGCGAGTTGCAGCGAGGGAAAGTAAATCTCAGCATCGGCGTCGGTCAAGATCATCGCGTTTTACTTTTTCTGAGGGCAGTCGGAGCGGTTCTCAGGGCAGTTCGGTTCGCCCAGGTCGTTACTCGTTAGCTGATCGCCGCAAGCCTCACAGAACGGGATGCCGTTGGCTTCAAAGTACGCTGTAGAGTATTTGGGCTTAGCGTCTTCGGGCGTGGCGCTAAAGTCCGTGTGGACACCCGTTACCTGAAGGCTGGGCTGTATCAGACGGTCGCTCTGGGCGGCGACGAGATCCGTCTGAGCCTGAACTGGGCGGCGACCTTGCTGAAGTTCGGCATAGACGATATGGGTAGCGGCCTCATCCCAACTCATGCCTTCCGGCTTGACGTAGCCGATCGTATTTGCCGCGACCTGAGCTTTCTTCCAGTGCGATTTGAGTTCTTCAACGCGAGCATTGAACTCTAGTGAGTGTTCCTGCTCAGCCGAGCGCTCCATGTCTCTGCGGACATCGGCCTGAACGTCAAAACGAGCTTGATTTTCTTCTTGTAAAGGCTGGTCGGGCATAGTTTTAAGGAATTGTGAAACGACTAGAAACGAAACACCTGAAGCGGCTTAGGCGAAAGCTGAGGCCGCTTCAGGACAAGTATTAGACTTCAGCGCGAAGGTTGCGGAATTGGATAACCCGAAGCTGCTCGCCAGTACCCGCCGTGTTTTTCACGTCAAGGCGACCGCTGTTCTCGTGCGAAGTCCAGATCATGCGGGCGCGACGACCGAAGTCGCTCATCTCGTCAAGCCGCACTTCGGGAGCCATCCCGGTACACCAGCAGATCGTGTCGCGACCGAAAGCGAAGTTCGTGTCGCAGGTTTGAGCGCCGACGCCCGTTCCAAACGTGACGGTTTGCGTTCCGGTTTCGCCGGGAGCGCCCACGCCGTAAACGTTCTGCTCGAACAGGTGGAACCCATGCCACAAACCGCGATAGCCTGACACCGTGCCGCCGTAATCGTTGCCCGTAGACATCGAGAGCATGGAGGTGACGATGTTGTAGTCCGGCTCGATCGTCTTGGTGTTTTGAGTCACCATGAATTGAGCAAGCGAGGTCGGATTAACAATCAGGCCATAGTGCCCGTCCATGTAGGGCGGAATTTGCAGCGTCTTCATGTACGCCCGCAAGTTGATCAAGAACGTATCGGTGAGTGTTCCTTTGCTACCTGTGACCACATCAGCCGGAGCAGTTGTAACTCGATCGCCGTTGTTGTAGACGATGCGATCTGTCTCGAACCATCTGGTGTAGAGGTAGAGATCCTTGGTGGCCTGATAGTCACGCCCCAAATTGCGCTCAATGATTGCCTCCAGGTTCACTAAGCTGTATGCCTGAATGAACGTTGAAAAGCCGAGCGGTGCGTTCGTAGCATCACGACCCAAGCCGAGTTCAAGCAGCGTGACCGTCGCGTCGAGTTCTGCGACCGGATTGCTGACGGTAACAATGTCTGTTCCCGGCGTTAGCTGGCGATCGGTGAGCGCGGACGGACGAGCCATGTAGGGGTAGCGAGGCACGGCAATGTTGAGGCCGGGGCGACGACCGAGTTCAACCGCAGTATTAGCGAACTGCCAGTGAATCAAGTCGGGATAGTGCGACTCGCGAATAAAGGCGCTGAGGTACTGAAAGGCAACGCTCGGAATATCGGAGGCAAGGGTAATCGCCTGAGTATCCGGCGTTCCAAATCCGCCCCGTAGAAAGCCCTTTTCTTTGAGCGTGGCCTCTAAACCTTCGCGGATTGATTTTTGATTGCGACGAAAATACTCGTCGATCTTGCGCGTGTCCATCTGAGTCGCCGTTCCCAGCTTGTCAGATGCGACAAGCTGTTTCGGAGCCGAATCGATCAAGTTTTGGAAGTGGCGCATTTCCGCTGAGCCTTCACCCAGAACGGTAAGCTGCTGTTGAGCCTGACCGCCGCGAGGTTGCCAAGCCGATTCAAGTTGAGTGGTTCTCGACTGAGCTTGAGTAAGCTCTTGTTGAGTCTGGGTAAGCTGCTGCTGTACTTGCTGTACTTGCGCCTGCGCTTCGGCCTGGGCTTGTGCCTGAGCTTCGGCGGTTTGAGCCTGATAGCGCGATTCAAGACCTTGGACGGCTGACTGCACCGAAGATTGAATCAGCATTTGAAGCTGTTCGGGAGACATTGCAACCACCGGAGCCGCAGCAGGCGCAGGCGTGACAGGTGCAGGAGCGGGAGCAGGCGCTTCCGGCGTGGGTGCTTCAGTTTCCGCTGAGCTTAGCGATCGAACGCCATTAGTAAGAGCGGGGGACGATGCGGCATCGCGAATGCTCTGAGTCGCGGCGGTGTCTTTCGCGCCAAACCCCAGCCGTTGTAGCTTGGCCTCCGTCGCCTGACGAATCGCATCTGCTTCGCCTACGGGCTTGCTTGACGCCGAATATACTTGGACTGCTGGCTTACGCTTATCTGTAGTCCGCTTTGACATAGCAAAAAACCTCGGAATCGACCTAAAGATACAGAAGCCTAATTCTCTGAGCTAATTGATTTCGACACTTCGAGGGCGAATCATGATTTCACAAGACAGATTGGGCTTGCTGTGGGGACAATCCGTAATTTACACGGAGCGAGCTACATTATTTGCCCGAACAACAGCAAATCAAGCCAATTGCGCCCGATCATGTCTACAAAGGCGGTGGGGCGAGTTGTGGAGTCATGGATGAGCAGTTCTGAGCTTTCGTTAAGCAGGTCAGCGATCGATCGGTATTCCCGACAGGCGATTCCGCAAGTCATTCGAGTCGCAGCGAAAGCTAGACCTGATCGAAGCGCTGATGCTGATCGAACTGCTGCAAATTCGCCACAAGATGTTAATCGGACTGCTGCCGAAGCTCAGAAAAAATGCGCGACGATCACATTCGACGAGCTTAACCCTCAAGTCCGCGCGCTCCCGGCAGTCCCGGTGCAACTACGGCGCTGAGTCGATAAAGTCCTTGAATTCCGTGCTTGATGTAGTACGGCGCGATTAATTTTTGGATTTCATGGTTATCTACGCCACAAAACCAACTCAAGAACGGGAAGGCATGATGTGTAGGGCATGGTCATCGCTAAAGCCGACATACTCACCTTGCGAATCCGTGCAGGTTGGGCAAAACGTACCCGTCACGACATCATGCAACTGTCGAGCAGCGTCGAATCCGGTTGAACGTCACAGCTTCGACGAAAGCTGAGCCCGCTTGATGCGCGGTTTCGAGAGTCATAATCATGCCGCCGTTACCGTACGGCGCAAGATATCAATTGTTCTCGACATAGCTACCCGCCGAAGCCCAGACGATCGGGTCAAAGTCAGAGCCTCCCGCAGTCAGAACAGCGAGATTCGACCTCGACGATGTGCGCCTCGTGCATGTAGCCGTGTGACGCACCCACTTCATCCCAATTGTGATCGACGCAAAACGGGATTATCCCGGAGCCATATACGCCATCTCCATCACCGCTCAGGACTCCAGCACCCGCCGCCGTGCTGCATGAGGGAGTGAGACGCTAGCCAGGATCGTGACGAGTTCGTTGGATTGATAGTTATCCATGCCCTCGGCTTGTAGCGATTAATCATGGCAAGCTGCCTTCACTCGCGGCGTCCCCATTCTCCAGTTCAACTCGCGGCCTGTCGTGCGGGCGATCGACTGTCAACCTGCGGAAGAAGCTCTCTTCGGGACGGAGAGGTTGAGCTTGCTTTCAACTGGGGCGTGACGCTGAAGGGACGGCTTAAGAGACATGGGGGGAGAACTCACCCCGCCGCCCTACCCGCCCCCATTGCCCCCCCCGCCCCTGGCCTGCCTCCACCGCCGGCCCCGTGCCCAGCGCACCGGGACGCAGACCCCCTCGCCTCATTACCCCCTTCGCCGGCCCATCGGCCCCAAGTCCGCCGCTGGCACCCGGGCACTCCGGCCGCCCCCACCGCGACCCAATCCCCCCCCCACTAAGGGCGGTGCCTACAGCAAAGCACAGGAACAACCACACCATACAAAGACAGCGAAAACCGCAGCGCCAATACACGGCAGAACACACAGTCCAGCCGGTGACAAACGAACAAGACAAACACCAAAAAACCAGCCACGCAGCCAACAAGGGAAACCAGAGCATGACACAGAGACCCATTTTATAACCTGCAAACCCAAAACGCAGCACTTAGCACGGGGACCACAGTGCCGCCAACCACCGCGGAAAGCCGCAGCCACGGGCCGCATAAAGTCAGATGCCACGAGTGCCACAGTCACACACCCAATATAGGCACCCCTGGTTAAAGGAAGAAGGCCCACCCCCGAGCCCAAGCGACAGAAAGACCACGCCACCAGGGAGGACAATGAGGAGGAGCTCGCGGGAGAGACTAGCAGCCCGGACAGCGCCAGCACAGGGCAACCGCCAGGGGGCCGCGAGCTACCCACACCACGGCAGAGCAACCGCCCACCGCCGCCGCGACCGGCCCGCTGATATGCAAGACGCAGCATCCAGCAAGCCGGCCACTATTGGGGCATCCAGCACGCTCCGCCCACCTCATCACAAACCACAGGAAGACACCCGGTAAGCAAACGTCCCCAGCCCCACAAATACGACGCCCCGATAAAAGACAGCCAACCCAACGCAGACACACACAAAAGAGGACGGAACCAGCAAGGAGGGGAACACCGTAACCAGCACCAACTGAGAGTGACAGAGGGAGAGCCAAAGTAACAGCAGTAACGACCGCACGCCATCACCCAGGGGAGCCCGGACACCTAAGACAACATAACAAAGACGAAGGAGAGCGCAAACCCCCTCAACGACCACCGGTAGCAACAAGCAACGCACAGAGTAAAGAACAAACAGCCAACACCCAGCACAACACGTTACAGAATAAGCCACGGAGGGCAAAGCACTACAGCCAGCCCCCCATAGTCGAACCACCCGCAGAACATAGCCGCCCAAAGCGCACCCCCCGCCCTGCCCCAGTCCTCCCCTCCAGAGACTCTTTCCGCACACCCATTCCCACAACCCATCCCCCCGTCAGAGCACCCCGCCCGGGCCGGTCACCCCCCTCCCCTCTAACACAGCACCACTCCTCTCGCTAACAGCACTGGGAGCGCCAACACACACGCACAGCCCAAGAACCTAGACTAACAGTAGCGATCAGAAACACCACATGTGCGGAGATCGCTCACAGCACAATAGCAGAGAGCAAAGATCCCCCCAAACCAACCAGAAGCAGCAGCAGGGCAACACAGGTAGAGCAGTAGCACGCGGGTCATAGCACGTGGCCAACCATACATTCGATAACCGCAGACGAGACATAAGACGTAGAACAGCACGCCAAGCGCCCCCCAAGACCGCAGCCCCGCAGGGCCTGGCCAGTAGGCAACACAGCCAACCCCCGACAAGCCGAGCCCCCCAACAACTCACGACACACCAGCACAGCTCCCCTCGCTCCTGCTAATCCAGTCAGGGAGCAGCAGGCCCGGGCCACTTACACAACACAGAGACTATACGCAGACAGCCGGAACCCCGCGGTGTGAAGTCATGCCCCCCCCGACCAACACCAGGAATAGAAGTCCGCCCCACAGCGAAACCAACAACAATAGGACCCACCACAAGACAGACCGCAGGGCAGTAGCATCGCCGGACCCATGGCAAGAGCGAACAACAGTAGAGGACACAAACGCAACCAGCATGAAACCAGACAAAAAGAAAACACAACACCCCGCAGGAACAAACAAGACAACCTGAGTCAGCCACACACTACATTGATAACAATAGACACACAAACACATGGGAGACAGAACACGACGAATAAGCCTCAGCAACATCATAGCGGCAGCCAGCGAGAAACCAAACAAGCAGCAGCCCGACACCAGAACAACTACAGAAGGACAGGAAATGACCAGAACAAAATATATCCCACAGCACAAGCAAGAAACGGGGAAGGATCAAATGACAAAAAGCGCCGGCCGCAGAAACAACTACACCTAAGCGACCATCATGACATATTCTCACCCCTTCCCACGACGGAGCACCCGCACTTACGGGTCAATAACCCCAAGCGGACAAAACATCAGGCCAAAGAAAACAACAACAGACCACACCAATAAGAAGATGAAAAAGTAAAACAGATCCACCACAAGCCAGAGGCACCAGACAGTTTAAGACCCCCAAGCAACCAAGCAACAAAACAGCCGAATCCACCATAGCGAACACAGGGGACAAGAAACAAGCGCAGAGGGACAAGCATCATAGAGACGCCACAGACCCACGGAGAAAACAGGACCACGCCCCCCCCCCCTTGCCGGCCCCCCGTAACTACCTCCACCCGACCGCTCGCGGCACCGCGAGCCGGACTCCTCGCTCGGCCCGGCACCCCCAGAGCCCTCCTACGACCCCCAGCCACCCCTACGAGAACCACCACCCACGCCCCACAAAAGCAACCTGATGCCCGAGCCGAACCCGCACGAACAGCACCCCCCAACAAACGGATAACACGCACAGACAGAAACCCGCGGAAGCCACCACTATTCGAAATCGCCACCGAAAGCCACGACAAATAACGAGAACAACCCACCACACTACTCCCCCCACCCCCCCCCGCACCCCCCCAGCAAGGGCACAGCGCCACCGACAGCAGCAGAGACACTAGGAGAGCGACACACAAACCCCGAGGCCAAGACACCTCCCGGATCCCCCCGCCCTAAGCCCCAACCGCTAACGCAAAATCAGCAGCAACCCGCCACACACCGCCGCCCCGCAAGCCTAAGCCACCGGACAGGACCCTCTACACAACCAACACAAGTACGAAAAGCCAGAAAAACCAACCCGCACACGATCCCAGCAGACGCCAGGAAAACCCACCCCAGCAAACCCCCAAGCACCGCCAACCCAGCCCCTCCACCGTCGGCCCACGCCGCAATAGTCAACGCTCCGCCCGGCCCCATCGCCCACCCTAGACGGGTTCTACAATCATCCCCGAGCACTACAACCCAACTACGCACAACCCCCACCCCGGGCCATGAGCCCCCCACCCGTCATCCCCATGGCAGACAACAGGACACGCCCCATCCAGACCGCACACCGCCCGACCCGGCCCCCGGCCAGCGCCAGCTCCGCCCCACCCCCTCCCCCGCCCGCCACGCCCGACGGCCAGGGACACCCCCGAGCTTCGGCCCCCCCCGCGCCAGGAGCTCGGGTCGGCCCCGGCCAGGCCTGGCCCGGCCCCGCGAACTCCGCGCTCCCATATCCGCGATGTCTCCCGGCCCACCCCGCACCTCGCAGGCGTATTGTTCCTACGCCCCCAGCGGCGCCTTCCGGCCTGCCTGCGCGAGTCCCCCGCCGGGCGCCCCCCGCCCGCTGCGACGTTCCCGACGACAACGGCTGACCCATCGCCTCCAGCCGCAACCTCGCGGCCAGCCCAAACAGGCAGCTAAA